TTTTCAGCAACCCATTTACGCATCTGAGTAAAGTTCTGATTCTTTAGTGCTGTAACCAATCCAGACAAAGACACATCAACCAGATTACTCAATATACCAATATCAATCGTGCCATTAACAGAGTATCTCTGTAGTTCATTAATAATACGTCGATAATCAGGAAAATGTTTATTCAGAACCTGTGCGACCACTTCCCTATCAAATGTAATATTTTCATTTTTCAGAATAGCAGATATTCTCTTCATGAAAAGAGCAGCCATCTTTGGCCTATCATCGCCTCTCAATTTGAAATCTATTATTGCACATCTACTCTGTAATGGCTCAATGATTCTATTGATATAGTTACATGTTAAGATGAAAGTGCAATTGTTGGCAAATTCCTCCATAGCAGCTCTCATAGCAGGTTGAGTAGAATTCGGATTTAGATAATCCGCTTCATCAATGATGATAACCTTTTTAGAATCACTGAGTAATGATAATGATGATGCATATTCCTTGATCTTCATTCTAAATGTGTCAATACCAGATTCATCTGAACCATTGATTACCATGTAATCACAACCAACCTCATTACACAATGCTTTTGCTACTGTGGTTTTTCCCACACCAGCAGTTCCGGTTAGCAATAGATGTGGAATTTCTTTCCTATTGACATATCCCTGAAATGTTTTTTTGTATTCATCTGGTAGAATGCAGTCAGCAATTATTTGTGGTCTGTATTTTTCTGTCCACAGCGATTCATTTAAATTTGTCACATTAACCTCATTATAAAATAACGATTATTTCTTTCGCCACGTAAAACCCAATACTTTATATATAAACAAAGCAAATATATTAGGTCGTTTTGTTGATGTTATTACAACCGGAACATTATCCATATCAATGTTCAACTGTGTATAAGGTCGTACACAACTACCAAATTGTGCACCAGTAGGTAATACAATAGTATTATTGTGTGCATTAAATTGGATTATATTTGATGTGCTGCTCCTCATTGCATATGTGTTGGATTCAGAGAAATCCAAATCCAACACATTTTGCTCAGTCAGCGGGAAAAAGAATTCAAATTCTAGCTGATACATGATCGTATATTATTCTTTAGGTACGATCTGGCTATAAATATCAGATAATTCCTCATTGGTAGCAACTTCTTCTTCAATGCTGCGCTTGTGGTAAACTTTAGCAAGCTTTCTAGAAATCTTCTTTTCCATCTCAAATTCATCATGCATTCTTTGCAGAATATCCTTGATAAGATCCCGTTCCGCTGAAATTCGAGTCAGTGATACTGAAATTTCCTCAAGACAATTCTTAACGCCCTTCTTTTGCACATCACTCAGTCTCATAAACACCTCATATAATAAAATTAAACAAACTTAGAATTACTCTCAATCGCAATAAAATAAGTTATGTTGATTGTTTTATGCTTGAATCTAGCAAGACCTTTCTTTGAGATAGAAACATCATATGAACCATCAAGTAACTTGAAATTATCCGACTTTATATTAACAACAAACTTATTACCATCACCATCACCCAACCGAATCTTCGTCGTATCTGCATCATCCTTACTTGGATCAGATGCGCTAAAATAAATACTCTCACCATCACTCTCAAATACGAATATGGGGAGTCTTGATATATTCGCACTCTTTCGCATCCAATCAATATCATCCTGACTGATTGATAATTCACAATCAGGACTAGGTATATTGATGGTTTTGTCTGGTGGAGATACTACCACCTTCGGTGCGGAATAGCGAATCGTATCCATCTTATTCCTATTGTTATTGGATATACTAAGATTAGTATCATTGAAATCAATGTCGGCATCCTTGTATAAGGAAATCTTAGCCAAAAGTTTATTCAAGTCATATAGGGCAAACTCTTTAGGGAAATTCTCATTCACAATTGCTTCGGCAAACACTGTGGAATTAGGTGAAATCGTCCTGATAACATTTCCCTGCTTAATCTTCAAGCCAGTATTGATCGTCGAAAAGTTTTTTAGAATCTGAATTGTATTATCTGATATTTTCATTATCCACCTCATAAGAATCAACATTATTATATAATGATTTCATCACTTTATCAACTTTTTTGGGGATATCATCAATAGCAGAATTAACAACAACAACATCTATTGGTGCTCCAATCCATGCCCATTCACTGTAATGAGCATCGGTTTCTGGTTTCATCTGTGTCGCTTTAATATTGAAATCTAAAGCTTGATAATACCAAGAAGGATCATCACCACGTTTGATTCTGATAACCTTACCACCCATACGCTGAATGGCTTTTATCTCATTAGGGAATCGAACATCAGCTATGACATATTTTTTGTTCTCTTGCATTCTACGCTCAAGAGAATATATCCAGATGTCTGTGTGAAAAACATCCCTGCATGATTCTGTTCCCATCAATTGTAATGCCATTCTAGGTGAGAATTCCTTATCAAATTTCTTAGACCAAAATGCATCTGGTTGTTCTCTCCATGCCCTAGATTGGATGGTATCACCTTCTAGTAATTTGCGATCCCATCCAAACACGACAGCAGTTGCATCTTTAACTCCATTAGCAAAGCTTTCTTTGATATACCCATAATCATTAACCAAGATATCAGCAAATGTTCCTTTACCCGAATTAATGAATCCACATAAACCTATAATAGGTACGCTCATATATCACCAAAGAATCAAAGTGTGCCAACATAATTTGCAATTGCTGGCATATCACCAGTAAATGCATATGTACCAACGTGCTGTGTCTTCATCCAAGGGCACAACCAGATCTTACCACCAATGTTCCTCCACCACTGACAGAACATATAGTCTTCTGATAGGTATCTATCCGAATATACTTTACCTAAAGCAGATACATCAGAATCAATGAATTTAACAAGATCCTCGTACTTACCATCAGGATTATTCTTCATGTATGCAAGGATTTCGTTTTTGATATTGGCATGTTTGCTATCAATCACTGTATCAAAGTACGCATGAATATAGCGTGTACCATCAAAATGCACCTGACCACCATGATCTGGCTTATATCGGAATTCAGGATATGCTTCCCTGAATTTAGAGAACACTTCACGCTTCACCATCATCAAACCTGTTCCAAGCTCAAGAACTTCGATTGGTTCGGCAACGGAGAACTTTTCCAATCCTGGTGCTGGGTTAAACACATAATCACCAACCATCTTTTCCAGTAGACTGGAATCAATATCAGGATGGCGTTGTACTGCTTGTTTTACATTATGCCATTTGATTGATTTCTTTGGGTATGGAGCACCAACCACATCTTTATCCAGTGCAAGCATAGCGATAATATCTTTGGGGTCGAAGTGGATATCTGCATCAATGAACAGGAGGTGTGTAAACTCTTCTGCTCTGAGAAATTCGTCTGTTAAATAATTTCTGGCTCTTGTAATGAGAGATTCGTTGAAAATAAACGATGATCGACATTCGATCCCATACTTCATACACAAGGTATTTAAGTCCATCATAGACTTCATGTACATCCCATTAGCCATACCACCATACATTGGGGTGGGCACGAATAGTCTGTTCTTCCTAACGGCTTCCAAGTTGATTTCTAAATTCATATTATTACTCCACAATAAAAAAAATGAGACAGTGCAAACCACTGTCTCTATATAGTCAATTCATACACACTTTTATTGTTATATTTTTATTATTATTTTTTGTAGTAAGCAGATTGCTCATGTGTATGGGAGTGCTTTACTAAGCTGCTCGAATTGCGTCAATGTACAGTTCCTTTCGGGCTGTAGCAATGTTTCCCCTCTTCAAGTTACCAAGAAATTGCTTGGATGGCTTGGTCAGTTCATATGAGAAACTGATGGTTCCGTCCTTGCGCTTTGCACGAGTTGTGCGAATTGCATGACCTTCATTGCGAAGGCGATAGACGAGATCCGATGGATTGTCAACCTTAAACATAGTTTGTACTTGCTTTGTGGTAATGCTCTTACCCTTAGACAAATACTTTAACAAAGATTCAACTGCTGTTGTCATAGATATACCTCTTAAATTTCCCCAATCAATTCATATGAGCTTGGGGATTACTCATTTCGGTGTAATTATACACCAAACACACCATTAACGCAAATCAGAACGGAGTAACCACCTCTTCCTTATCTGTTGCGGTATTATCAGTCTTGGTTTGATTTTCCAGATTATCAATCTTAGTATAGAAATCCAAGAAAGCGATTTTCGTATCAGTATCGAACCTGTTCAAGCAATATTCCAATGCTTTCAATTTATCACCAAAAATAACGTATGCCGTGATAATGTGCACCAATCTACGGGTTGATACAATTTCAGTAACACCACCTTCATCGAATGTGGTGCGAATGATATTCGACCAACGAACAAGATTCTTGATGAATGCTTTGTCGTTCTTTGTGTCAAGCTTCTTAAAATTGTTTTCCAGAATCTTCACTTCAATGTTTTCTGGTGGATATTCTTGTTCAACAGTGATGGCGAATCTTTCCAGAAATGCTTCATTCAGAACATTTGTTCCAATGAACCTACCATCATCACTACCCTTACCCTTTGTGTTTGCAGTAGCAATCACATTAAATCCTTTTGCTGGATGCACAACTTCACCAGTCTTCTTGTCGAAATATGGCTTCCCTTCTAGGATTGGTTGTAGGCAGAGAATATCTTCTGTACCAAGATCAGTTTCATCCAGCAGCAATACTGCACCACGTCGCATAGCAGTAATTACGGGACCTTCACGGCGAACAGTGTCACCATCAATCAGTTCATAAGAGCCAATTAGATCAGTTTCATCTGTACGTTTTGTGATATTTACACGAATGATTTCCCTACCCAAATGGGCACATGCTTGGGTGATCATCATGGTTTTTCCGTTACCGGACATACCAGTAACATAGATAGGGTAAAATACCCCAGAAGAGATGATCTTGACCATGCTCTCATAGAACCCGAATCCAACATATGTGGGATCTGTTTCTGGAATGAAATTCTCATGGGAGACGATCTTTTTTGGCTGTAAAGCCACGACTTTATTATCAACAGAAGCGACTTGTTCTGATTCTGTATGGAGTGAATACATACCCCTGCCACGCTTTCGTGATTCATCTCTGAAAATGAAGTATGGCATACTCAACTTGTTTGAGTTGATGTAATCAATGATTTCCTGATTACTCAGGATATCCTTTTTATAGAAGGAAGAGAGTTTAACTAGAATTTCGGTTTGCTGAACCGGAGTGTACGTGGGTTTACGCATATTTCACCTTAAATAATATAGATAATTCACAATCAAGTCAATAGTATACACTTACATCAAGAAAAAATCAACATATAAAACATCAACAAAAACAACAAGTTACATACCAACAGACAATTCATCTATGAATCTGGATACTAATGCCATATTCACCATCTTCTTTTCCTGATTCTTTTTGAAAGCAGTACATACCGAAGCAATTCTGCAATTGTCTTTCAATTTCGAATAATGATCCACTTCCTGTTTACTCTGCATGACATGGAAGAATCTATCATATCCACGATATTTCGCTCCGTCAACACTCTTTACCAACACAAAACCATCACGGATTTTACTCTTCACATAGTCATTAACATCACCTTTACCAGTACTGATATATGTATCCGGAATGACTCTTGAATATGATGCTTGCGTATGCATCCTGAATGCAATATGTTTGCATCCAGTAATCTCAGATACAAATTCAGTTAATTGTTTATCTGGTTGAGAGGTGCTAAAAAGCTTCTTTTTCTGATTAGTAATTCTATCAATCAAAAAGAACTGATGATGGCAATTTTCATCGTGTTTGAATTGAGCATTGTTACCCTCACCATCCGTTAAATGCACAACATTTATAATATCACAATTATTTGTCTTTTTGAATTTATCAATAAGATATCGTGATGCTAGGATGGCTTGTGTTAATGGTGTGTTACCTAAACTAAATCCAGCCGAACCCAATATATGATTCTCTATTTGAACTTGGGAGGATTTTTTAGGGTCAGTTGCCACCAATCGCTGTCTAGTCATATCTCTAGCAACAATGGATAGCATACCGAATGCGTCATCGAATTGTTTTTTACCCATAGATGAACCAATCAAATGAATTAAATCAAAATCACGCCATGACAAGGTACTTCCGTCATATGCCGGAACATGGAATGCGTCTCTGTAGTTTCTTTCTGATGCATCAGCATGATACACACCGGAGGTAAACCCATACACATCGAACGGGATATTAACCTTCGAACAGAAAGATGATAATACTAACAGTTGATTCACAGTATCAGCAAAGATGTCTAACATAGAGCCAGACATATCCAAAAATACAATCATACCATGGCTCTTACCACTATAAGTAACATCCATCTTCTTGAAGATATCCGATGAATATTTGTATTGGTGTAATTTATTCATATCCAATTCACCAACAGGTGATTGGTGTGTTCTTGCATATTCCTTTGCTCGCTTCTTCATATTAAATTGTTGTACATATTGTGATACGATCTTATCGTTTTTATTCTTGAAATGGGCAATAGCCTGTTTCACAACCATTGGATATGTTACATTGCGACGTATAATAGAACTAGATACTACTTTAATAAAATTCTTGGTGAATTTTTCATTGGTTATCACAGCGTTTTTATATACCAGTTCAGGAAAGTATGCAATACCAACAGGTCTGGTATTGGAGCATAATTCCTTTTCCATTCTACGGAATGATTCATCTGTGATAGATGCGATGTTTCGATAATCATCTGGCGTGTCAATATTACCAAAGTTATCAGCACCATCATCGTTTTCGTCATCGTTTTCATCATCGGAATCAGTAGATTCGTCATCTGACTTCCCATCACCGGACGAAGAACCTGATCTATCATGATCACCAGAGTCATCTGATTTGGATGGTTCATCATCAGAATCACTTTCTTCATCTGTGATATCTATTACTCGTGGAGTGTCATCTTCGATGAAATTACCGCAGAAATCACCATCAAGAGATATGAAATCACTTAGATACGGCATATTTCTTCTTTTGGATTCCATTGCATACGTGTACAATTCAGTCGCAATGTTAACGGCATCTTCCCATGTTCGCATCTCCCGAATAGCAGCCAAAAAACGACGTTCGTTTCGCCTAAAGGGTATTTCGTGCGTAACTTCGGAAAATGTATGTGACATCTTGAAATAGACATTAATTCTATCAATTAATGGCAAATGTTTATTGATATCACCCACACCAAAGAAACCACGTTCCCATAAGATATTGTATCCGGCACTGAATTGCCTAGCCATGCCGCTATATTTGTTTTTGATCAATTTTTCAATGCGAACATCTTCTATGATGTTCAGGTATGACTTGAACACTTTGTTATATTTTTTACCACGAACAACAATACTATTGTTATCCACAATAGATGTTAATGCGGAATGCCAGCCTTCGGGTGGCGTATACAAAGCATGACCAACTTCATGTGCCATGAAGAGATCATATAGTTCATTTTCCATATCAGCCCACATTGGGCAAGACAGCACTCTGGTATTAACATCAAATGATGCCGTATCCATATTGGAATTGAAATGGACTGAGATATTCTCGGCAGAAAGCAGTTTTGCCAGAGTAGTTTTAGTTTTTACATTGAACTTAGTAGACATAACAATACCTCAGTTGATTGTGGTATTCTACAGCCTAAATATCAAGTTGTAAAGCTTTTTATTTTCCCAATATAATCAATAAGTTACAATCTACCAGCTCGTTTTAGCTTCTTTAGATTGGTTTTTACTTTGCGTTTTGCTATATCCAATTTAATTGGGCTGATCTTATCAGTAAAAACAACCCCATCCAAGTGATCAATTTCGTGTTGTAACACAACAGCAGTAAGTCCGTCAAATTCCTTTATCACTTCCTGACCACCAGCTGCTTGAAATCTTACCCTGATGTGCTCTGGTCTATTGAGAGTTAAGTATAAACCGGGGAAGGTAAGACATCCTTCTCTAAATTTTGATGTTGTGGTGGATGATTCTATCACATATGGATTGAACAATACCCACAACTCTTCCCCCATGTTTACTGCGCATGCACGATGCTCCAATCCAACTTGATTGGCGGATAAACCCAAACCACCAAGTTGATCCAGCGTTTTCGTCAATGAATACATTATATGATTGATGAAATCTGTTTTCGCTGTAGTGAAATCGATGTCTTTTGTTGGTGTCCTTAATATCGGATCATTTGGTTCAACCAATTTCAGGATTTCATATTCTATCAAATCGCCATTTTTATACATTACCTGTTTGTTCATATTACTTCATCCTCTGTGAGAAATTCTTCACTTTAGCAAATTTAATCACATCATTAAACTTATCCACCATCTGATCTTTCTTATGGCTTATTACAAATAAATTGGTATCAGCACCCAATGATGAAAGTATAGATAATAGATCATCTGTTCCTGTTGCATCCAGACTACCATCAAACACTTCATCGAATATAAGCAGATTGGTATTAGCACTGTTCTTTAGTTTCGCAACACTTCTCCAAGCAAACAATATAGCCAAGTTGAGTCTAGCTTTCTCGCCCTCAGAGAAATTTTCATAACTGAAATCATCTCTATGCCTAGACTTAATAGATTCCTTGAATTCTTCATCTAATGTGAAATTCACAAAGAAATTCATGGAATTTAAATACTTATTAACTAATTTGTTTATTATGGGTATATATTGCTTGATTATTTTAGCTTTAATACCACCATCTTTTAATAGCTGCGCGATGATATCATAATGTTGTTGATCTGATAAGATTTGTTTTTTCTGTTCTATCAGTGCATTTAATTCATCTTCGAATACGTTTAGTTGTGTCTCTTCCTGCATATTAGAAGCAAAAACCTCTTCGATATACGCAATAGAACTCACTAACGTTTCTATCTGTTTCTTTATGTGTGATGCTGCCGTATTATTGGCTACCATCTTTTCTCTCAATGAGGAAAGGGATATCCCATGCAGTGCAATCTCATGTATTCTTTTATTGAGAGTGTCTATCTCTTTCCGCAAATCACTCAACCCCGATTCCAGAGTAGCTAATTTCTCCGTACATGCAGTCAATAACTCTTCTTTGTTGTGTATTTCTTGTTTACAGGTAGGACATTCGGGTTTTGTGTTGTAGTACTCTATATCATCCTTTATTTTTTGTATATTGCTTTCTATCTTGGCTTCATATTTCGACATTGTTACTAACTTATTATTAGTTGGGGCTTCGTCTGAAATATGTTGTAGTAGAGCCTCACGCTCAGAAACCATTAATTTAAATTCTTCTTCCAGCACAGAAAGATTTGCTTTATTATCTTCTAATTCCTTCTTTCTCTTGGTTACGAGATCCAATCCATTCTTATTCATGCTATCCACATGCTTTTTATGCAAATCCATTTTCTCCTGCGCAGCTGATATTTGCACTGCTAAAGTACTCAGGGAATCTTTTGCTGCGCTTATTTTAGCCTTCACCACATTATTCATTGAACTGAATATTTGAATATCCAATAGGTTTTCAATAACAGTCCTTCTATCGGCGGCAGATAACTGCATAAATGGTATGAAGTTTGTTGATCCAAGTATAACTATCTGGCTGAATGCATGATAGTTCATCTTCAATACCAACTTCTCGAAGTTCTCTTGGTAGTCCTTTGATTTGGATTCCTGATTAACAAGCATACCATTACAATATATTTCAAATATATTTGGCTTTATACCACGCACTACCTTATAGGTTTTATTTGATATAGAAAATTCAATCTCAACCACACAATCTTTACCATTAACCGAATTGACTAATTGCGGCTTGTTGATGTTTCTGAATGGCTTACCGAATAGAGCAAATGTGATAGCATCCAAGAATGTGGATTTTCCAGCACCATTCTCCCCAACAATTAGTGTTGTTGGATGTTCATTCAATTTTATCTCAGTAAAAACATTACCTGTTGATAGGAAATTTTTATATCGTACAGTCTCAAATATCAGCATTATTTAACCACATCATTATCATTCTGCTCCCATTACCATAGCTTCATTGTAAATGCCACGAATAATACTCTTTATAGTTTCGGTTTTAACTGGAAGAGTCAACCCATCAACGTATTTGGACAATATGGTTAAGGTATCTTCTTCCTGATCAATATCATCGGTATTTATACCATTATCTGAGTAGTCTATAAAGTTTTCTACCACAGAAAGCTCCAACGGATTATGTTTAGATAGACAATCGAGGAACGTATCAAACTTGAATGGATCGCTTCTGTTATCGACTATTATCTTGATGTGTTTATCTTCAATATTCGAATACTTTGCGTTCATGATATCATTATACGATAGCTTCGTATCATCATACTTAATTTTATAGAACATCCTATATGGATTTTTTATAAATGTTAGTGAATAGTCATCCGTATCGAATATGTGGAATCCTTTTTCGTCGTTATAATCTGCCCAAGTATGCTCTGATGGTGTACCAACATAAGTGATGTTGCCCTGTGAACTCTTGTGGTGGAAATGTCCACTCAATACCTTCTTATAGTTCTTGAGTATGTTATGATCCATTCCGGTATAACAAACATTCCCTCTATCCATTTCAAATCCGGATATCTCAAAATGACCAATACATAACGGAGATGTGCTCTTTGATATTAAGTCCATTGTCGCTTGCTCATTATCAGCACATATCCAAGGAATAATATCTATTCCATATTTCCATGTTGTTGGTGTGTCGAATATAGTGATATTGTCGTATTCTTTTAGAAGTAAAGATGGGGAATTTACTTCTAATGTGTTCTTAAAATAAACATCATGATTTCCCAGCAATGTATAGAATTGTATATTCTCTTTTTTCAGGACATCAAAGAAATATTTCCTACACAATGCCAATGAATTGAAATTGATATACTTGCGCCTATCAAACAAATCTCCAGTCTGAAATACTTCTGTTATGTTATGTTTTTTTAGATACGGAAAAAATATATTACTGTAGAATTCTTTGAAGTTGGCATGAAAAGCATAACTATCGGATCTTACAGAAAAATGAGTATCACCTAATATTGCTATTTTCGTCATCAGCCACCCCATAGGTCAAATCATCATTAATCTCCACGACATACACACCAGCTGCTTTGCATATATCAACCATATTCTTAGTGCCCTTACCACCCTTAAATGCAATGAGAATATCTATACCATGATTTAGCATTTCTCTATTGCGTATATACCCAGCTGCTCTACCATATTGAGTCCAATCCGCTGGGAATTTTTCATATCGCACATTATTGGTTTTAGCCCAATCCAATGCCAACGTATCAGCTCCTGTTGCCGCACCTGATATGAGAATAAAATCTCTATTACGTGCAACAAAATCTAGGACTTCTCCTACCTTTTTCCTATTGAAATAATCCCTTCCACCACATACACATAGTCTTACCATTAGAGATCATCCACCGTTTTATTCACAGAAGTTTTTGTCTTTTTTTCTGCTATTGTCTTTTCGAAATTTTCAACAAAGAGTGCTATATTATCGTATACTTCAAATTGCTTATATGTACCATCATCACCCATAGCATCAGATGTCTCGTATTCTTCTAATATACCAATGGCAATTGTGGATTTGTATTTCACATATAATTGTTTCTTTTCTTTCTTTATCCTTCTGAGAAACGCATTATATACTGTTTGGGTGAAATATGCGAATGGATTGGATGATCTGATTGGGTCAAAACTATCGGCATACATTACGCAATTTTCGACGGCATCCGCAATCATTTCATCCCTGAATGTATATGATAGGAAATTTGGTTTGTGTGATAACTTTTCTGCAATCATCATGAAGCACTTACCAACGTATTCCGGTAATTTTGGTTTTGGTAAATTTTCTTCTTCTGCTTTTTTAACTGCCTGTTTGTATGCGATCAGCTCTTTCAGGAAATCTTTATTATTAATATAAAATGGTTTTGCCATATCAATCCTCAATGTATTGGTTTATTTTTTCTATCATTCATGATATCTGGAAATGAGATGATGTTTTCATCTTTATTATCATTAGCTCTTTTTGGTTTATTTTCTGTATCGTCTTCAAATTCATCGTGAAACTGTTCGTAGAAAAAGAATTCTTTGGCTTGAATATAATGGTCTAGGAAATCTTCCCTGACTGGCAGATGGAAAACAACTTCTTTTAGGGGGAAGGTTATTTTTGTCTCTGTTACAATTTGTTGTGGTAGCACTTCCCTCATATATAATGCTTGTTTGCCTTGATCGTATAATGTCTCCAATTCAACTATCAGTGGAAATTCTATCGTCAGGATATCTTCGGTGATAGTCACATATCCCGCCATATCTTCGAATTTATTAGTCAGTCTAATGAACTCTACTACCGAATCATCTTTTTTTGTGTCTGACATTATTCTATCCTTATAGTTGTAGTTGTGATTGGATGTTTCTCTTCGCTATAAATTTTAAGTCTTTCCACATAATGCTTTAGTGCAAAATTAAGCTTATCCCCAGAACGCAAATCATCTACAATATCATATAATGTGGCAGTATCCTTCCCATCAGCTGTCCTTAAAATTCTACCAATTGATTGTAATGTTCTGATCTTACTTTTTGTGGGAGAAGAAAAAATTAGATTGTGGAGATTTTTAATGTTCACTCCGGTAGAGAATGTACCAAATGATGCTATGATCAGTGCATCATTCTCCTTCTCAACTATGTTTCTTATCTCTTCCCTATCTTTCGCATCAACCCCACTATAAACAAAAAACACTTTCCTACCATTAGCCTTACTTTCAATAATTTCTTTAAGGATTATACCATGTTTTTCCACAAAAGTAAATAAAATCAGAGTGTTGCCTTTTATATTTAGTGACAGATTTGCTATGAAATTGTTCCTTGCTTTGTTGCTTATAATAAAGTCTATCTCTTCAAAATAATCACTCCCCTGTATCGCATTACATGTTTCTTCTGAATACTTCAATATTATAAATTTGATTTTCAACTCAGCAAGATGTTCTTCATCAATCAACTCTTTTGTCGATTTCAATCTTTGCACAACACCAAATAAACCTTCTATGATTAGTTTATGAACTTGGCTGTTATCTAATGATCCGGTTAACCCAATTCGAACATCACAATTGACTAATTTGGTCATAATATCAACCAAGGAACTGCTCTGGAAATGGTGTGCTTCGTCACCAATGATAAAATCGAATTGAGAAAAATATTGCTTATCCATCTCATATATGGATTGCCATGTACTGCAAACGAGATCTTTATCGGGCACTTTCGAATATCCTGAGTAAATTTTTTGACAGTGCTTATCTACATCCCATCCATTCTCAGATGAATAATCTTTGAAGTCGCTATACATCTGTTCAACAAGATTCACAGTTGGTACTATCAACAATCCACGAGACTTGGTTTGCAACAAATGTCGTAGCATGATGTATATTATCAGAGATTTACCGGATCCAGTTGGTGACTGTATCACACAACGTTTATGAGATAGGGCATAGGATGATCCATATACCTGATAATCTCTGGTTTCTATTTTATCCGGCAATAGAAGAGATTTTATGATATTTCTTGTGTCTATTGGGTATATTTTTTCATCATCCAAATATACACAAGAGTAATTTCGCATTTTGCAAAATGCTTTTATGTGCTTGACCAATCCAACATATATTCTTTTGGTCTTTAGGTTATACAGCCTGATCCTTCCATCCCAAAACTTACTTACGTGTCTTTTTTTATATTGGCTATCGGGAGCATCAAAAGAAAAGAACTCAGATAATTCTTTATCTATATGTTCGTCGCATTTCACCTTTACATATACATTATTAAGCTTTTTTATTACAACATCAACCATCAACTTTACCAGAAATAGGAATCATCTTGCCCCCTGAATGAATCTTTCATGAGTCATATGTTCACGTAATTGCCATGTGCGATTATTCAATTCCTTGAGAACATTCGTGCAGAAATTTGCAGCTTCCTCATGATATTGTCTTTTTGTGTTTATATTATTTAGGTCAGCATCACCATCAATATACACACTAATATCAGACTTCAATACAAATTGAAATGGCTCCCATCCCAGTTCCGTCAGCTCATTAGCATCCAATTTACCAGTATAATACATCCACTTAGTTTTCTTCATACGTAAGAATTCTGCATGATAATGCTTTGATGCTAGATTATGTAATGATAGATATCTATTGTATTTTGCATGTATGATTGGTATATTGAGAATCTCCTTCTCTGGTTCTGTTGGATTTATAACAGAATCCTTATCCCATTCATCAATCATCTCTTCAATCTTGGGTGTTTTTATTTTCATTTCAAATAACCATAAGTACCATATTATATGCAAATATAACACTATTATGGTGTATAGTCAATTCACTGGATTTGACATGACATCAAACCATCTGTATAATAGACTATGTTGCCGTTAATGAATAATATTAATTAATATATTAAGAAGAAGCATCTTTATTCTTACGTGCAATATCATATGCTGTTGTTAATAATGCCTGTTTCTTTATTGCCTCATTCGGATGATTAATGAATTTACTAACCATATGCATAGGCACTTGTCTATGGGATAGAGCATTAGTTACTACTATTGGATGTTCATCACTTAATGCTTTCTCAAAGTGAGCATCGGTTAAATGTAACCTAGCCATAGGATTTCCAAATACAGAGCTTTTAACTCCCGGATCAGGATGATTTAATATAGCATTGATATGCTCCTTATTTATATTTCCATAAGAAGCAACATTACGTCTTATAGCAGGATTACTGTGATTTAGTAATTTTGATAAATGATGGGCTTTTAATCTTGGATCGGTTATAGCTGATGGACTCATTACGAAATTAGATGCCCTATCATTCATATTCATGACATGATCAACAGCTGTATCCATGTGTTTATCTTTAAAATGTTGTGAATGCATAGCACGATTTACTCTCATATGAGTAGGAACACTTAACATTTTATCAATGACATCACTATTAGCATTTTCATGTTTGGCTACAACATCGCTTAGATCATCGTGTTTATCATCCAATGCTGTCATCAAATTATCAACTGATGCATGGGAGCTGCTCAATGCACGGGTTTTGATTGTTGTTCCATTTTCTGGATTGCGGAGCATCATATCTACGTGTTTTGATGATAAATTAGGATTTAACGCAGCATTAAATCTAGTCTCATGATCTGGATGTGTTACTGCTTTTTCCAAATCATCACCTTTTAATAATGGGCTTTTCCCAGCAAACACTCGTACTGGGAGTAATGGATTATCCAATCCTTTCAACATATGCTCTTTGGTTGCATTTTTATGCATAATCGCATGTTCTCGTATCGATGGTTCAGAATCAGATAATAATTTATCTATATGATGTGGGGCAAGATTCTTGACTGCATCAACAACTTGAAATCTGACTTTAGATGATGGGTCGCTTACCAATTTATCAACATCATTGTTTGTCAATTTCTCATGCTGTCTATAAACAGCAGCTGCCCTAACATCATCACTAGTATCATTGATTGCTTTCTGCGCATTTTCCACTGATGCACCTCTATGCACGGCAGCATCCTTTCTAACCTCAACACTATGATCATTTAATGCTTTATCTATATTGGCTGGTGATGAATGTGGCGATCTTATTGCTTTTTGTCTCACCTCAACATTACGATCATCTAATGCGGTATCTATGTGGTGTGATGTGATATTAGGATTTCTCATAACAACCATTTTATCATCATAATCTGCTTCACTATGTTTATCTTTGTTAGATAGGATATTTGTTATGTGTTTACTATCCAAATTAGTATGAAGTAATGCAACATTACGTAAATTACGATCTCCCCATTTATCATTCATGATATTATCCAGAACTTCTTTTGGCGTATTACTATTATATAACGCCTGTTTTCTTACTGCTACGCTTCGGTCATTTTTCACCACATGGGATATTTGTTCTGGTGTGATTTTATCATGGGTGGCAGCAGTCAGTCTAAGCTGTTCATCTGGGTCATTGAGAGCAATACCCACATGTTCAGATGTTGCCTTTGGATGATTGAGTGCCGCCTTTTTGATTCTGTAATGCTTTGCTTCTTCTGATCCAGTACTGTTCTCTGGTAATTTTTGATTCAATATATTAGTTAAATCTTTCTCTCCGACAGCTGGATGTATTTTTTGTGTCGGTGCATTATCATTGTATACGGATGGGTTTATGGTATAAAGTACGTTGCCCCCTTTATGTTTACCGGATAATTTATCTGCAACTTTACTCATTTCATCCATAAACCCCTGATGCCTTATTCCATAATGGGAATTTATGGCATGCATAGTATGTCCTTCTTCATTGTGATATGGATGGAAAGTGGTTCTGGCTATTTCTTTACCTGTATGATCTTTCAAATAACCAACTACAGTACCTTCCTCTACTTCGTTTTCCAGATAATCCCTGTTGCATCCGTTTTCGAAATTCTTACATGATTCGTTTTCCCATGATTGACCACCTGATGTTTGACCAGCCACACGATGTGGATGTCTGGATACATGCACAGTCATTCCTGTGTATTTTTTCCCTTGTCTAGTAGTATCATTAGCAAAGTCATTAATCAGATCTTGGTTTGCCTTTGTTTTGGTGAGCAACCCACCAATTCTAACAGATCTACCGTGCTTATCTTTGGTCATACCACCCTTATATTCTTCTGGTGATATTGTGGCACCAAGATGCTCTTCAACTCTTTTATGTACTTCGGATTTGTCTTGAGTTCCTTCTAATGGATATTCTATATCGTGATTACCCTCACCAAAGTAATGATCTGTATGGGATAATGTCTTTTTTGTAGGCATAGCCCAACTATCAACATCGTTCTTCTGTTCTGGTGTTAATTCTTCGGTTATAAATTTTTTGAAAGTTTTCATTGGTTAATTTCCAAAATGATTAACATGGGTTTTTGCTGCAAAACTTATATCTTTATCTGGATGATTTATCAGTGGAGATACCAAATCTGCTGGTGTACGTGAATGAGTTAGTGCGCTTAATACCACAGCTTTAGATCTATCATGTAATGCAGTGTTAAAATTATCTCGTGAGATATTAGGTACAGATGAATAATTACTGAATATACTTGCTCTTGTTAGAGCATTTTTTGATCCTAATATCTTGGTGATATGATCATTATTTAGGTTGTATCCATTTGCCCCAACTAAGGAATGTATAGCAGAATCTTTATGTGTTAACAATTTATCAATATGTTGTGGTTTGATTGCTGGTGATGCCAACATATTAACAACACCTTCATGCTCACTCGTAGGTACTGTGTCGTGCTTCATGAAATTATCTATTGCATGATCAATGTGTCTGCTGGTTAAAGAATGCACACTATGATAATTTGTTGATCTTAATGCTTTATTACGTGCAGCCACATGTGGGGAATCTATCATATGGAAAATATGATCTGATCTAAATGATGGATGATTCATAACTTCTTGGCTCAAATCATCTTCCGGATCTCTCAGTGCTTTTGTTAAATTATCTGGTGTTGCATTATTATTTTCTACAGCAGCACGTTTAACTGATATATGATTATCATTTAATGCTTTGTGTATGTTTTCTTCTGTTGCATTGACATTTGATGCCGCTGCCATTCTGACATGATGGTGTTCATCATTCAGTGCATGGTGGATTACTTCTGGATCTTTTGTCCATTTTGCGGCTTTGGCTCTGGTAGATGTGTCACTACTATTCAATGCTGTCATGAAGTTGTCTTTGGTTGCATTTTTATGTTGTAATGCATATGTGCGAACAAAATCATTTTCATCTTTAAGTGCTTTATCTATATGTCTTGGGGTTAAATCCCCACGATACACCATGTTATATCTGACTGATGTATTATTGTCCGATAATGCTTTATCTATTTGTTCTGACGTGAATTTACGAGCATTGGCATTTATCATACGGGATTTAACACCAAATGATTCATCATTAAGTGCTTTATCTATGTGGTGCGGTAATACATTTGGGTTTGAGGCTGCTTCTGCCCTAACTGACTCACTCTTGTCTGCCAATCCCTGATCAATTTGTTTAGATGTTGCAGATGGATGTGAAACAGCAGCACCTCTCACTTCATGAAGGTGAGGATCCTTCATAGCAATATCAATATGTTCAGATGTGATGCGTGGATTTTTGAGCACACTGACTTTATCTTCATGATAAACAAATTTATCATTTAATACATCATTTATTTTTTGTGTTGATAAATTGGGATGACGCAATACCATATGGCGCACAGTACTATTAAAAATAGATGGGTCATTACTATTCATTGTCTTGTCATACACTTTATCTAAAGTATTACTTGACATATTTTTATTTTTTATAGCAGCATGCACTACCATATCATTATTATCTTTTTCTATCACATTATCCAATTGTTGCGCAGTAGCTTTTGGGTGTAATGCTGCTTCATGTCTGATATTAGGATCGCTGTCATTGAATGCTATATCAAGATGTTTATCCGTTACCTTTGGATCATTAAGTGCGGTTATTTTATTTTTCTGTACTTTATGTATTGATGAGAACCCAACTCCAGTTGGTTTTGATGTAAGGATGTTGGTTATATCATCTGATGTTGCAGATGGGTGTATGGCTTGTGTTTTGTTGTTATCGTTATACACTTTCGGGTGTATTGTGTACATCAAATCACCACTCTTATGCTCACCAGAAAGTTGATCAGCAACCTTTTCCATTTCATCCATAAATCCTTGGTGTTTTATTCCATAATGGGAATTTGTCCTATACATGACACGCTTCTTATCATTAACATATGGCTGGAAAGTGGTTCTGGCGATTTCTTTACCTGTATGATCTTTTAGATATCCCACCACAGTTCCATTAGCAACTTCATCTTTTAGGTAATGTTTATTCATGCCAGTATCAAAATTCTTACATGACTCTTGCGCCCATGATTGATTTGATGTCTGACCAGCTACATCATGTGGATGTCTTGATATATGAACAGTTAATCCTGAGAATTTCTTACCCTGCCTAGTAGTATCATTAGCAAAATTATTGATCAACTCTGGGCTGGCTTTTGATTTTGCTAATAATCCACCAATTCTAGTTTTTCTTCCATATTTGTCTTCAGCCACTCCCTGTTTATAATCTTCTGGTGATATTTGTGAACCAAGATGTTGTTCAATTTTTTTATGTATTTCGGATTTATCTTCTGAACCTTCCAGAGGATAGGTTTTTACATGATTACCTTCACCAAAGTAATGATCTGTATGGGATAATGTCTTTTTTGTAGGCATAGTCCAAGAGTCAACTGCACTCTTTTGTGTGTCATTTAATTCTTCTGCTAGAAATGTTTTGAATGTCTTCATGATTTTTTTGATACCTTAATCTAAAAATCGTTGGGCATATGTTGATACGTCATCATGCGGAGATTTTGTTGCAAATTTGTATTGTTCTGGTGTTACTTTAGTGCCTAATAAAGCAGCATATTGCACACCCTTATCTGGATGGCGTAATGCCTTGTCTATATTTTCTTTACTTATATTATCACTATACATGGCATTTGTAGATAGTCGAATATTCCATGGAGTAGGAGGACCACTCAACACATGATTTATGTGTTCAGGTGTAATGTTTCTGTTATGTATTGCTGTTTCCGCAGTAGTATAATTATCACCATTTATTGCTTTGAATAAGTTATCGGATGAGGCATTGGAGTGACTAGCTGCAACCGTTCTTGCTCTGATATTATTACTACTTAATAGTTTATCTATGTGTTTGGGTGTTAGATTTCTATTTGTGGCTATTTCCTCAAGATCCTCTGGTTTGCGTGGATTATCTATTACACTATCAATTCTATCTTTTGGGAAATTATCATGATTCAATGCATATTGGCGAACAAGATCATTATTGATGTGTTTATCATATAAATGAGATACTTGTTTTTCGGATAATGCATTTGGTGTAGATAATAATTCTGTCGTAACTTGTGGATGTTTACTGTTCATAGCCATTTCTATATGGCTTTGTGTTAGTTTATTATCTCTAGCTAGATTACGTATAACATGACTACTCAATACTCCATTCTTATCACTGGATAATATATCATTGATGTGCTTATTTGTTATCTTAGGATGATTCAATGCAGAAACTTTAATGTGATCTGATGCACCAGAATTCAATACATCGGTTAATTGTTTACTACTAATTGCTGGATGTAATATTGTGTGTGGTTTATTATCATTATATACTTCATCATGTATGCGATGAAGTATACTACCACCTTTATGCTCACCGGATAATTGTGTAGCCACTTTACCCATTTCGTCCATAAATCCTTGATGCCTTATTCCATAATGTGAGTTTACTGCATATGCCACATCTCCCTCATTATTAATATGAGGTTGGAAAGTGGTTCTAGCTATCTCTTTGCCTGTATGATCCTTTAAGTACCCAACTACAGTTCCATTAGCAACTTCTGCTCGTAAATAATCTTTATGTAATCCGCTATTGAAATTCTTGCATGACTCTTGCGCCCATGACTGATTGCCTGATGTCTGACCAGCTATATCATGTGGATGTCTTGATATATGAACCGTCAATCCACTATATGCTTTACCTTGTCTGGTAGTATCATTAGCAAAATTATTGATCAATTCTTGACTGGCTTTTGTTCTAGTAAGCAATCCACCTATTTTAGCCTTTCTTCCATATTTGTCTTCAGCTACACCCTGTTTATAATCATCTGGTGATATCGTAATACCAAGATGATGTTCTGTTGCTTTATGTGTTTCTGATTTATCTTGAGTGCCTTCCAATGGATAGGTTTTTACATGATTACCTTCACCAAAATAATGATCCGTATGAGCAAGAACATCACTATCCGGCTTTTCCCAAGAATCAACTTTTTGTTTTTCTGTCGGGGATAATTCTTCTTTAATGAATTGTAAAAATTTCTTCATTTAATCCTCTCATAATCATAATATGAAAATCTAAACGATGCCTCTGCTGTTATTATATTTTCTGCTGTATCACCAGTATTAAATATTATTGTGGATAAATTTGTAGGAAAAATATCTATTAATTTTATCCTGAAATTGGCATTATTCTTATTTGTGTATAAAGTCAATATCGCATCTGAATATTGTGCTTTTTGTTTGAATTCTTTACGGAATGCTGCTCCTGATGATTGTTTGGTTAGATTCATATATTCTTTAAAATCTGTAGGGAAAGTCAATCCCCTCATCCAATCATGTATCTCAGTCCATGCAAGCAAGTCTTCATCAACTAGAAATGTTATATTAAATGTATCATATACCAACTTATCACCAACCATATACAAATCTACAAATGGGGTTTGTCTTGGAACTTCGGTGAGAGATATACCTGGGAAGTTGGCAGACTGGCAAAAATATGTCATTGTCGGCAATCTCTCAAAAGTTAACCTAAACTTTGTAGATTGCAGCAAATCTGTGTTCTTCGGATTTCGGTTTACTGTTGTCATTAATGTTTTCCCAATTAATCTATATATTTAGTAAACATGAAGTGATCAGACAAAAAATGGGGGAGCGAACTCCCCCATCTAAACTTATCACATATTATTGTTATTATCTTGTGATATCTGTTTACCAAGCAACCCTTATTACTGTTGAATATTAAGGACTTGGAACTTGCGATAATACTTGTTGGTATTGTTTGAAACAACACCATCTTTATTATCTGTTGCAAATGGGTTTGCAACTAAGCCATAACGTGTCTTGAACCCAACCTTTGGCTGATAGGTTGTTGGGTCAATAGCGCGTACCATTTGTAGCGGTACGTATGGGCAATAGAACAGACCAGAGTCATATGGGTTTTGACCCTTATAACCAACGCAAACAAAGTCTGATCCAGTCACTGAGTACGGATCAACAAACACTTTGATACGTCCGAATAGAACACCAGCAAATGTATTGCCAGTATCATCAACGGCTAAGTTTGTTTGACCAGTTAGTGCTGAATTGTAATCCAATAGACCAGTCATTGATAGAGCTGATGCTACGTCTGTAGAGACGATTAGCATGTTGCCCTTACCACGACGAGTATCTTTGGCGATCTTGTTAGCTGCACGTTCTACGGCAAATAGCAAGGTCTTATACTTTTCAACAGCCCAACGACCAGAAGTACCAGTGTCAGGAACATTGGTTGCACTTAGGTTGAAGGATGCAGTAGCAGAGCTTACGATACCTAGATTTGCACTTACGATAACCTTACGAACAACTTCACGGTTGATTTCAGCAAGAATTTCTGTTGACAAGATATTTGTCAATTCAGTTTCTGCATCTAAACCATGGATTGCCTTTAGGTCTTGTGCCAATTCTAGTGTGTAAGAAGCTTGCAACCCACGAGTTGTTGCAGTAACAGGAACACGGTCGATTTGGAAGCCCATGTAGTTAAGAATTGAATCTTCACCAGCACTTGTTGCCATACCACCACCAGTATTGGCTGTACCAAATACTGCTGTGTTAGCAACGTTTTGGCTCATATCAACATAAGCAGTACCGAAACCACTATTAGCACCAGAATAACCAGTGTTGGCTTCTGGGAATAATGCTTCTGTTCCTCTAGTTGTTGCATCAGCATAGGTTGAGCGCATAGCGAAAATCAAACCAGTAGGACCAGTCATTGGCTGAACGCCGCAGATGTCATAGGCCATTAGGTTTGGTAGGGAACGACGAACCAATCCGATTAGAATTGGATCAAAACCCTTGATACCACCTTCGCCGCCAACTACAGGAGACATACCACCAGCAACAGAGTTAGCTGGAGATTCCCATAGGTTTTGCATGCTACGTGATTCTTCTCTTAGGGCAACTTCTTGATTTTCGAGAACTAGAGCAGTTACTGCTCTCTTATAGTGATCTGTGATCTTTGGGAGTTCAGGATGATCAAGAACTGGTGCCCACTTTTTTGCATATTGTTCATTTAAATACATTTTTGTTTCCTCAGTTCTTTCCGATTAAAATTTCGGATTTGTTTTAGTAATTGCACTTACATAATGTGCCATAATGCCAGATATTTCTGCTTCTACTTCTGGCTGTTCAATTGTTGTTTCTTGAATAGCCTTTACCTCACTCTTCACAGTTGTCTTTGATGGGAAGTAGTTTTCACGAATTGTCGTGAGTTTATTAATATAATCACCCTCTGTGGTGAACTCCACGCCCTCTGCAAGCGATTTCATTTTGCCAACTTGTACTTCGGTTAAACCTTCACAAATTTTGCGAATACTTTCATTCTTCTTTGCTGTATGAAATTCTTCTGTTACCTTGACCAATTCTTCTTCACGAGCAGCAATAGTGTCTTGCATTTCGATGACTTGACTTGCTAATTCTTCTGCAACGTCAACCTTAGAATCAGGGATTTCAATGTAATGTTCAGCAAATACGTTCTTCAAGCTAACTAGAAGATCTTCTGAAATTTCAGCGCGTAGACCCCTTTCGATGGCAACTTGATTTTCCTTCATCCATTCCTCAACAACATAATTCAAATATGAATCAACTTGTTCAGACAATTCGGATGTGATACCTTCAATTGCTTCATCGATGATCTTGTCATTATCAGACAATACATCTTCTACGATAGATTCAACTCTGCTTTGTACAGCAGCTTCGAATATAACAGTAGCTTTGGTTCTAAAATCTTCTGATAAAGACTCACCGTTGAATAATGCATTTACATCTTCAACCATTGAGCCTTTACGTGCATTGACCTTTTCTCTAATCCAATTCTTCTTTTCTTGTGTGACATCTTGCACAGATGTTTCTTCACCTTGAAGATTGGTTCCGATTGGAGCCACCACTGGCTGTGCCAATCCTTGAGTTGTTGGGTTTCCTTCCTTGTCACCTTCTGTTGAAGTCTGACCTGGTTTTGGTGCTTCGGCTACTCCAGCAGCAGCAGCGGAACCTACACCTTCCCCACCTGGGTTTTCGGTAGTTGCGCCACCTAAATCTTGGACACCCGCGTTTACTACTTGCTGTGGTTCTTCTTGTTTAGTTGCAATTGAAGCTTGAAGAATTTCAGCAGCTGATTCAGATAATGTTTTTGCCATTTGTTAAACTCCTAAAGAGATATGTTTATTTATAAAAATTAAAATTTTGACAACGTTTTGTTGTCATATCAGCCGCTGTGACTGCTTCGTTTGATATTCGATATCATTTTACATTTATTGAAATGATATCTAACCATTGCAGGTTTTCCTCCAGTTTTTAAACAATGTGGGCATGTTACTTGCTCCTTTGGTTGTTTAAATAACATAGATATTTTTGGATCTTTCATTGGATTATTTATAATCATGCGTTCTCTGCTTAAACTGTCAATATATTCTCTGTTTAATTGAAAGTTGTGAGCTTTTGTTGCTAAAAGATCCTTTTGTTTCGCTGATGCTGATACCCTATTGGATATTTTATTCATGGGATTATCCTGTATAAACCTCAATTTACCAGCATTTTTTCTTTTTTCTATTGTTTCTTTATTTTGAAAATTATGAGAACCAAAAGAAAGTTGTTCCTTGCATTTATTTTTCCTCATTATTCGAATGGATTCTTTCTTTGATGGATTATTTTCGCTTAAATAGCGTTTACCATCAGCAGACTTCATCCAATTTTGATCGCTTCTTCTTTTTCTTTCATTTTCGGATTTTGCTGGATTTAAATCTCCTGTTGCGAACCCGACACTAGTATTATTGAAGTTCATATTAAACTCATTATCAATATTTTTAATTATTTCATTTTGTTCAGCTAAAATTAATTCGTCAAAAGAATTATAATATCCAATAATTTCTCTTGATAATTTAGATTTATCTTTTATGGATCTGATCCATTTACCAGAACCCAGATATCCATCTTGTTCATTTTCTGTACTGTGTCTTCCTATATAATATTTACCAGATTCAGTATGCGTTGTTTTATATATAAAATGGATCATTTTTTTTTACATTTTATTCAAAAAGTTTTCGAATATCTTTAATGATATTTCATCAAGTTGCTTTTGTTTAGCTTTTTTGATCTGTTCGTAATATACATTTACATCCATCTCCTTAATCAATCCATTTTCCCAGACCCACTCTTTATGTTCCATCAATCCATTAACAAAACACCCTGGTCCTGATGGGTCTGCAACAATGTCAGCAGCAGTAGCAAGATAGAAATCATCTTGAACCATATTGACACCATTTACATTCTTTAATGAACCCATACCACGGGAAGATACACCCAATGTTGCTCCACCTTCCATCAAAGACTTAGCGATTTTACCCATTGGGGTATCCAATACTTTAGCTTTTCCCATGAAATTGTTTCCTTCCTTCTTTAGAGAAACAATTAGATGTGATACTCTATCTAAATTAATTGATGGTGTATCTGGATGCCCCAATTCACCAAATGCTCTATTTTTATCGATGTATTCTTCTGTATATCGTTTGGCTTCTTTTTCAAGAATTCTTGATTCATAAAGACGACCATTCCTATTCTTTTGTTCAGCAACAAGGAATGGTCCAGTAATGTATAGGCTTTTTACACCATTCTTTTCTTCAACCAACACACTTGTGTCTACAATATCTTCTCTGATTAGTTTCATTTTAGATTCCTAATGCCTTTCTTTTACGGAGTGAACGTCTTCTTTTTATCAAAGCTCTTGCCATTTTTGCTCTGCGTTTGATCTTGGCTTTCCGTGCGCCCCTTTTTCTGTCCATTCTTTCTTTGGCAGACATACGGATGACCTTACCACCACGCATTATATAACCCTTCAATGCAGAAACTTTCTTTCGACGTTGTATTTTCCCATTACGGACACGAACGCGAATAGTTTTAGTCTTACCAGACCTAAACGTATTGGCTTCTACAATGTCTATTTCTGTACCCATTAATTATTTATTACTTTTTGGTGTTTGAAAGCCATGTTTAGCAAAATCAAAGGGTTGATTCCTTGGTAGATCAGCTGTTCCTGCTCTGCTATTGATAGCTTCTACTTCATCATCACCTAATAATCTATTGACTTTCATTGAACCAGATATCAACCAATTACCAGTCATGTTTGGATTTGTTTTATATCTATAATGACCACCAAATGGTATTTGATCCGTCACGGCAGCAGTGCTTGCTATGATCTTTCCATTCTTATCTTTTCTCGCATTGGAATTAGCAACAGATTGCCAATCAACGTCAGCAGGAACTTCTACTTCTGCCCACACATGATGTGGTTCTCTTGTATCTGGTGGTAATGATCTATCACCATGAGATTTTCCGCCTATATGATGTGCTATTGGCAGATCTCCACTGTGCCAACCGGGGCGATATGCCAAATCACCAATTTTAGATTTTACTTTATTAGGTGATTTGCCTCTCTCACCACTTGATGCATTTATCCATTTTCCCATTTCAACTGGGCTATTTGCATCAACGTATAATGGATATATTTTCCCTTGATGTTGTGCACCTTTCTTTACTTGAAATAGTTTATACGCAGTTACTGTTTTTTGTGGGATATTTCCAGCATCTGATGGCTGAATATCTTCATTTATAAAGTGACCATCGAATTCTTCATTGTGTATCTCTGTTCCTACAACTGCACCAATACCTTCATGCGCAGTATATGGTACAGAAAATGCTAATCCGAGTTTATCATTAGTATACAATGCAACACGTCTCCCATCAGGAAACTGTCTTATTGCTGTTCTCTTTAACACCAACATTGCTGGTGGTTGGAAATTACCATTGACAGATTCGCTAATCTGTTCTTTATCTGTTATTATGAATGATTCTTGTTGATTTGCTCTCTGATCCGTTCTTGCTTTTTTAGCAGCTGCATCCGCAGTTTGTTTGGCTGTCTTTTCTATATTTGTTAATATTTGATTTGTTTGTGATTGTTGTCTTCTCTGTAGAGCAGTGAGTGTTCTAGCAACATTGACTGCTTTGTCTACTGGAATATCAGCACCCAAAAGAGGATCAGGGAATCCTGTTGAATTTATGTCTCTTATCTGTGTCTGTTGTCTCGGATTCAATCTTGACACGGCACTTGCATATCGTATTGATGGATTTTTTTGCAAAGTGTCTGTTAGCTTCTCATACGCACTAACAGCAGAAGATGGACTGAATGACATATCCCCAGACGCAGCTCTAGTAGCTTGAGTCAATGCACTCATTTTTTGTGAGAGCGTATTATGTGCTTCACGTTTTTTGGCTAAAGCAGCTTGGCTCTTTGATACTATAGTTTGTTTGGCATCCTGATCATCCTGATCATTTTGGCTATATTCCAATAGTCTTTGTCTAAGAGTCTTTAACTTCATGTGTTGGTTCTTCTGTTGATGGCATTAGTAATGTTGATGCAACTTCCACTTTCTTAGCTTCAAGCGCGTCACCTACTTTGCCAGCAATAGCAGATTCTATTCCAGATTGGAAAGTATCTCTATCTCCTGCTAAAGCTGCGCGTACTGTATCTATCATAGTCATATTATTCTCCGACATATATTAAATATTTAGTCATTGTTGATCTGGTGGGGTAATTCCCAATTTCTTCATCATCTTCAATTGTTCAGCTTGCTGTTCAATTGCGGCAATCTGATCCTCTTGAATTTGCTCATCCACCTTTTCTTGCTCATCTTCATCCATTCTTATTATGTTCTTTTTCACCCATTCATTAGAGTAATACATACCAACATATGGAGTGATCGTCTGTAACAGAGTTAATCTTTGTGTCAATAGTTCTGCTTCTTTTAATTCCGTGAAATTATTATCTTTCAGGAAGTTATAATGGATGTTCTCTCTAAGTTCTTTCCATTCATCAATCGAACAGATTCCTTTTAGAGCAAGTTGCCTCTGCATTAATTCATCAAATAATGTAGAGAATTTAGCGCGTAATCTATCAACAAATTTTGTGAATTTTAATTCGTCTCTGGTGATTTCTGTAGTTCTACCTAACATGAATCCCTGACCCTGATCCAATCGTGTAACAGGAACATTTAATGACTTGTTTAGTTTCATTTCAAAATATTTAACGTCGGCCAATTCACCGAGATTTTCTCCAGCAGGTAGAGTAGTGATTTCTGTAGATTTACCCTCACCTCTTCGTGGAATCCAGAAATCTTCCATCATAGATAAGAATTTCCTATCATCTTTCACTGTTCCTGTTGTCGGATCATATGTGACTTTATTTCTGAATTTTGTCATAATATCATTTAGATATTGCTCTGCCTTTACTTTTGGCATGTTAGCAACATCAATATAGAACACTCTTCGTTCTGGTGCTCTTGATATTCGATATATCACTATAGCATCTTCAATCATTCTTAACTGATTGAGTGGTTTTATTGCTTTATGTAAGTATGATAGAACCATTGTACGCTTTGCGTCCATCAATCCAGAATTTACATTGACGATGGCATCAGTTGCAATTTTTATCCCTGCATCTGTTGGTGATGTAGTTATTGATTGTCCTTGTGTGGTGGCTTTATCATTATAGATATAGAATTCTTGTGTGCCGCCAACGATATCAACACCAGTTCGTGGATCTTTTGTCTTTATGACAGATCGTATCTTTTTTACTTTTCTTGGGTCTAAGTATAGTAATTCCTGAATCCCTAATTTTGGCTGTGATTCGTCTATCAACACTTGATAGAATAATCTACCATCAATATACCATCTCTTGAAGATATCATATCCATCATTTGAGAAGTTCAGAAGCTTTAGTATATTTGCAAATTCTATTCTGAATAATTCTTTAATATTATCTGGTTGCTCCAGATCATCCAATACAATACTTACTGATTTACCTATATCATCATGTACAATTGATTCGTTTATAATATCATCTACTGCGGTTTCTATTTCTGGCTGCATAGCCATTTCGCGGTATCGTGTTATAAGATCATTTTCGTTTTTATATGACGCTTCTAGGTCAAGATATGTGCCGAAATAACCACCAGATGCTACATTAATAGCACCATCATCCGTTAATGGTGCTGATAATTGGGGTTGTATTTGTTGTTCTTTGTCTTGCTGACGAACAATCTCGAAACCAAAGAGTGATATTGCCATTATTTACCTCATAATTTAATGTTGAATTGAATCAACATATAACGTATATATGTTGATTATAATCAACCTTTAACCAACGTCTGCTTGTTTCGTTGTCCAATACTGGTAAGCAAATGTAACTTGATATTCTTCTACAGTATCATTTTGCCCCCAATCCAATTCTATTGGAGAAACGTCTGTTGGATACAATCCAACAAAGGTATACTGTTTCAATTTATCGCCCTGTTTACCATATTGAAGAACATCAGCATCAGTGAAATAATTTGCAGATAATGATGTTGCAATATTTGTTTGATGTGAATTTATTTCACCCATCCAGCCTTCTAATAGGTTGCGGACAAGGAAATCCTCATCATTTATTACTGTTACTGTCCATTCTGGGAATGTCCTGTTACCAGCAAGCTTGATTTCACGACCAAAGTAGTACACAGGAACAGTACCAAGAGTAGAACCAGGAAGTTGAGCAGATTTACAAGTAAAGCTGAATTTACTGGTAAGTCTTGATAAACTTACTTGGAATAGATTAGGTCTTGCTCCGTCATACTGAAATTGACCTTGAAATTCTGATATATTAAATGGCATTTGTGTCTCCTAGAGATTCTGGTTTATTTATGCTGTAGTATTAAAACTTACCAACAACTTCATCGAAGCTTACACCAGTTCTAACAGCAACGAAATTCAATTGTATGAAATTGATACTTCTAGCTGGTTTGATATAAATGTCACCAATAAACTCATTTCTATCAATGACTTCACCAGTGTTATTTGTTTCATCACATACAACCTTATAGTCATATATGCCACGACGACCCTTCACATCTCTCAAGAATGGTTCGACAATTGACACGAACTGTGCTCTTGTAAATTCATCATTGAATTCGAATAGGCTGGATCTTGCTGCTCTAGCAATAGCCTTTTCCAGCACAATGAACAATCTACGAACATTGATTCTGTCAAATGCCGATGGTCTTGCAAGTAATGTCTTGTCGCCATACAACATAACACCTTCTCCTGGGAAGGATACAATTGGATTTATTCCGGTTTTGTATAGAGTGTCTCTATCTGTCTTATTTGGAACATAAGCAAGCTTAACGACATTCTTGATGTTACCACGAGTTAAACCAGCAGGACTCCACCAAGGATCACGTTCAGCATCTGTACGAACACACAAGCCAGCAATATCACCATTTGATGGTATCCAACGATATACATCATTATACTTGTCGTACTGGTATTTCCAAGAGCTGTCCATAACAGCATAACTTGAACTTCTTCCTAATCCATCACGATACGAAGCAACATCTGTTGCTGGTGTTGATGTTTGGCAATTTGCTAGTGGTGGTGAAATAAATGCAACACAATCCTTTCGTGTTTCTACGATATTATCTATAACGTAACGTTGAACATTAAGCATTCCTGTTTCTGTGGTATATCCCCCAGTAAGCACTAGTGATATATCAATTTCTTCTGCATTTACAAATTTGCTGTATGAATTTATAACATTTGCGGATATAGGATTACCATCAGTACCTCTAACAAGATCAATACTTACGGCAGGATTAGCACCGTCAATGTTTATGAAAGATTTTCCAGCAGATGCCACAGTTCCCCATGCATTTGCACCAGCATTATTAACAGTATTTACTGTGTCTGGGTGTGCTGTAGAATATATATACTTTGATTTGTTATAAATTACATCTCTATAGTAGTTAGAATTACCAAATGAATCTTTAGCATTGATTGCCTTTGATACGAAACCAAATGTTTCTAATACAGTGTTCTGTGTTCCGGTGAATGCACCATCAGCGTCAACAACAACGATGTGTAATTCGTCATTGGCTGCACCAACAGATGCGGCATAAGATGATGTTGCTGGTGCGCTTGAGAATAGCGTATTTCCTGTCCATGTAAGGAAATCGCCAGTATTTGCGCAAATATCTACTCTTAGTGAATTACCTTTAGCACCAGGATATCTAGCAGCCCAAGCACCAATTGTTGTATTGGTTCCTGTGTAGTAATTGTTAAAATATTCTTGATCATTTTTAATGGATGCATTAGCTGTCTGTGCTGGGTTTGAAACAGCAGTATTTGTAGAAGAACTACCTGCTCTCACAACTCGTAGGTCATTACCATACGACAAGAAATTTGCAGCTGTGAAAAATGATATCGCATTATTCGATGAATATGCGGTATTATCTGGTGAATTTGGTTTACCGAAAAATTCAACTAGTTTATTTTCATTGGCAATCTGCACTGGGAAATCTATAGGCCCCCATGTGAATACGCCAGCGAATGCGCCAGTGGATGTCCCAACGGCAGGAACAACGGTTGTTAAGTCAATTTCAGATGTTACAACACCTGGAGATAGTTGAAAGCCCATGTTTTACGCTCCTATACAATGGAGATTAAGAATATCTACTTGTATTATTTAGTTTTTTATGTTTTTTAAGAATTATCTACGACATTCCATATCACACCATCCTCAACATAGCCATCTAATCTTGGGTCTGATGATCCATCTATAAATATGGGAGAAGGTAATGATTCATCTTCAATTTGCTGCATTCTATCTCTATATAGCTTTTCTTTCATATTGACATTGGTTAATTCCGAGAAAAATTGCTGGTTTGTGAGCCATGCAAATAAAACTAAACACATCACGGTATCATCATTGGAACCTTCCTCCGCCTCAAAACTATTATTTTTGGATATAAAGGTTGATAGTTCTGCGATAGTATCAAAATCAGTTATCAATAATTTCTGATCTTCTATTAAGTTCTTTAGGATAGAGCATCCAAGGCGTTTAACGGATTTGGTTGTCCTGATCCCACGGAATGATTTATTACCATATCCCCACGTAACAGATATCTTTTTTTGTATTTCTACTGTGGATAATATGTTCTCATAATCATATTCATCAAATAATATATCAATCACTTGTTGCCCATTATCATTAATTTCACCCAGAACATATGCTTGATTATAATAATCACACATCTTCTTAATTACAGCAGGATATACCATGGGACTCATTTCATTATCCCTGAAAGTAGCCACTAGTTTATATGGTATCTCTGTGCAGTCTATTAGACTTATTGCATGATAATCCAACCCCTTTCCTCTGGATGTATCCACAACAGCAACATAATTATGTCCTTTTACTGGATTTTCGTATATTTTTATTCCATTGTCTGATAAGTGTATTGGTTTGACGAATGCCAGAGACTTTAGTGCTCTTGCAGATATTAATGTGCCAACACTTCCCATGAATTCAACTTCAACTTCCTGTAGATATTGTTGTTCTCCCAATGCAGCTCTTTGTTCATCCGCCCATTTTTGGGTTCTGCCGGGCACATCACTCCAATGCACGGAAATAGGCGTAAACCCATTAATACCCTCAACTGCTTCTGTCCACCTCTTGTAGAAATGGTTCATACCACACGGGGTTGATGTGATAATAATCTTTGTCGTTTCACCAGATGATATTGTCGGATATACGGATGTAAAGAATTCATCTGCTAAATTAGTAGGCACGAATGCAAATTCATCAAGATATAGGCAGTTATGTGATACTATACCGTTAGAAACATATGAGTGTGTATCTTCGACATTTAGGAAATCGTATACTGGCTCTGGATCGATTTCTGTTATTGATTTTATCTGTTTACCACCATATACATATTCGTCGGATTCCAAAAATCCTGCTTCAATATATTCTCCATATGCATCCATTATAAGATGTTCTGGAGTACAACAAATACACTCTCCGCAGTAAAAATCTATTCTTATTAGTGTCTGTGGGATTCCTCTGGAGAGAATACCATCAAATGATTTGAACCCTTGCTCTGTTAATATTTTCATTTTGGAGCAAACCCTCTAACCCAACCATCCGGAACATCTTCAGGTTTACACATCATTTTTTCTTTCGTTTCTGCGTTATAACAATATACAAATCCTTTATTGGATGCCTGTCTACCTTTTGCTGCTGCGCTCATTTTGTTTCTGGATTCCTCTGATCGACGCATTCCTCTATGTTTTTCCGCAGTTTTTTCTATTTTTGTTGGGTTTTTGTTTATCTTATCTATATGTTCTTTAGTTTTCTTTTTACCTGATAATGATGTGGAAATCTTTTTCTTATGGTCTTCTGACTTCGGCACACCCAAAAATCTTTGTTTTGAAATTATTTTTTGGTTACGTCTTTGATCCAATATATTAGAAAATTTTTCTTCTGCCATTTTTTGTTTCATTTCATTACAGAAATACACATCTTTGTCTGGATTTCCTGCTAGACTTATTATCTGATTCTTTGTTAATCCGGTTGCGCGTATAGCATCCACCATACTCAAATATGATTTTCCTTCTAACATGATACCATCACCAATATGCTGCCTTGTTGATTGCACCTCTGAAATCATTTTTTTGGTTGTGTCTGTGTGCTGCTTTCCATAGAATGGATTGTTTTCACCATACATAATTCTGACGTTTCCACCAATTGCAATATTATATGTATCTTCGCGGAGAGTGAATTCTTTGGTGACAATACTTGCCTCATATTTTTCCGCTTCTTCTTTACAATCAAACACACCTAATATTTTTTTATCGAATGCGCTTATACCGTATTTTTCAATGGCAAGTTTGATTAATTTACCAGATCCCATATATCCATCATTTATATTATTTGTCTTATGGAAACCAACATATATTTTACCATTCTTGGTATTTGTTATTTGGTAGACTGTGTATTTCATATCAGATTGTTCCCTAGAGCATACTTCGGTGAGTTTGCTTTTATTTAGGATATTTGATATCTCTGTGTAATAATATGCATCACTATACTCAATACATACTTTAGTGTCGTCCGTAACGCAGTTTATACTGAATCCTCTGATCGCACTCGATGTTGTTGATGTTGCGATTATCTGGCATTTATTTTCTAATTCAATATTACCTTTATTCCAAACCACTACACCCTGCTGCATCCACATTGGTAGTGATTCGTATGATCTTTTGATTCTATCCAGAATTTCTCTTGCAGTTGCTGCTTTATGTGCTAATAGAGCAACAGTTTTTTCTTCATTAAATAATACATACCACAAGAAATACCCAACTAATGTGGAAGTATTATGGGATAATATTCCATCCGTATATAATCTATGATCATTAGAAGCAACAGTCAGGTCATACATATTTGAGCTGTTTGTGGTTTCTATTACATCAACCACCAAATCAACCCCATCCTCTGTTAATATTTTACTGTGATTTGGTATTAAATTTTTAGTGAATACTTGATTGTAATTGGAATCAAAAACAATATGATCATCTGCGCATATTAATGATTTACCGCTTTTAGTTTTAATTATCCATTCTTTATACTTAATGGTTTTGTGTATATGTGTGATTGGCACCCAACCAGTATCAGATAATACTTCCCAATTTTTAACTCCAAATGAATTGATAAATTTTCTTTCTACGTTGTTAGAAAGATCAGGCATTCGTCCAGTGCTTGTTTTCTGTTTGCTTTGAAATTTATCTCTCTTATTCTCAAGACTTGATAACCATCCACCATCAAGGAATGATCTCTGGCATGTTCTTTCATTTGATTCGACGGACGCATGTGGTGCCAATATTCTCCATCGAATTCTATTATTTTTTTCTTGTTTATATCTATGAAATCTGGAAGTATAGTTTTCCCATTCGAAAGCGTCAGACGATATTCTTTGTTCTGATAATTGATCATATCTTCCCTCTCCCATGTGGCAAAATATACCATCTCTGAATGATAATGTTCCATTATATCCTTGAATAATATTTGGGATATTTTGGAATAATTTTGCTTTTTGAAATTCTTCGACCATCTTTTCTGTCGATCCGACCAGATCTCTTTCCCAATCTCTTCCCCATATTTCTCTATGCATATTTCCAGCGAAAACGTAGTCTGTCTGTCTGATAGAAGCTGTTTTGCAAGAGTCTCGTCCCCATTCGCTTTCTTCATCCAATATTCCAGAGTGGTTGTTGAGTTTCCATTTTTCCTTCTGGTATTTGCTACTTTTTTGTGTATTTCCGTATCTATTGTACCCACAAATTTTTTGGAGAATGGTGAATACTTCCCTCCATGTTGATATGCTGGATTCTTTTCTCCCTTGAATCTTTCCGAATATTGGTTCATCAAATATTCGGACACTAGTTGGCTGTTTGGATGTTGTGTTTTGTATTCTTCTGTTGTTATCTTGTGTGTATTCCTTAAATGGGAATTCAATTGTTTCATCTTCTTTCCGCACATCAGACATTCTACTAAGGTGTTCATAAAAATCTCCTATTGTGATTTCATATATTTTATTGGTGATATTATTCTTCACCTTTACCTTAGTATTTATAAAAAAACATTTTCCAACTTGTCTTCCCGCCTTTATTATTATCCTGCGTTCTTTTTCTATAGTATCAATTGCATCTTTCTGGAAAGGATATAACTCAATATTGACATATCCTCTATCCAGAGTGATCATTTTTACATATTTTTCAATAAAATAATGAGGGTCTTGTGAGCATCTGGCATATTCCAAAACCTGATCTTCAGTCATTGGTATATTTACACCATCCCTCTTTAGGCGTGGATTACCAAGATAATGTTTAATTGCTGTTTTTATTTCTGGTATCATGTTTTGTTACGAATGGCTTTAAGCAAATCTGCTGTAGTGCCCACAAATACGGCTTTGTCTACGTTTATGTTTGTATTTGTGTTACCATTTTCGTTCGTGTCCTTTGTTTTTGATAATAGATCACTTTTATCTTTTTGTATTTTGAGTAGTTTATCTACATTTTCTGCTTGAGTTTTTAATAGTGTCGCTATAACCTCATATGCTCTTGGATGCTGTGTATCCCTAGCAATCATAGATAGTTCCGTTATTGCAGCATTGCCGTGATTGATGATGTTGTATATTTCTGATCTTGCGCTATCAGCATCGGTTTCTACATTATTAACATCATTTGTAGCAACGACTGTTTCTGTGGTGGCTATTTTTGTGTTTGAAGTAATTTCTGTGTATTCAGCCGTTATTGGAGCTGTGCCCAGTATACTAGATAAGTTTTTATCAAAGTCACTCATTTTAATACCTAAATTGTTTCTATTATTGTCGTTGTGAATCCATAGTCATCATCCACATTTGCTGTTGGTGGATTTGGGGTTACTGTTATATTATCTAGCTGATGATTATCATTAACTATTCGTGTGATATTCCATGTTGCGCCACTTACTGCACCATGTAATGATTTATTGTTATATAAAACACCATTCGTATCCACTATGGTTAGTGTATTTGATGTATTATCCCATGACTCAACATATGCCGTAGCATTTGATCTCCCTATGGATGATCCCTCATATACTAATTCACCTATCTTATATCCAACACTACCACCATCAAGATTTAATATTTTTGTTCCTGTGGCATCTGTGTTATAGTAAAATGTATTAGCAGTTGCTTTATGTATTATTTTTGCTTCGTTTGTTGGTCCGTACAAATATCCTTGCATGGTAAATTGTAGAGTCCAAGTTAATACTCGAAGACTATCAGCTGATCCTTCATCCTGAACATCTTGGCTGACGGAATTTAATATCAATGGAAGATCATCCTCAACATCAGGTAATCCTAAAAGACTTGCCTTCAGTGTATAATCTGGGGAAAAATACGGAAGAATCTGCTCAACTATTTGTGTACCATCTTCCACATTCCTCACATATATGTTTAACGTAAAATTAAATGTGTATGGTGTTCTTTTTACTGTAACAACAGAACCAGTATCATTGTTATATGAGAATTCTGTGTTATATATCGATCTCTTTCTTACTGGATCATATATTATGGAATCCAATTCAAATCCCATTCTGGGTAAATTTACCTCAGTCTGTTTGAATAATTCTGGATCTTGTGTGATTCTTTTATAGAATTTTTCTTTGTTTATATATGATAATGGAACAGTTATGCGTTCTATTTCAAATGTTCCGGTTTTGTCATGGCGCACAAGTCTAATATTATTAAACATTGTTCCGAATGCAACAACCATTTTCCTGATTGTTCTATGATAGAAATGTTGATTAGATAACATCAGATTTGTTCTCTGAAAAATATTCTTCGTCCAGTTTCTGGGCAAATTCTCCAACGTCTACCAATTGTAGCATCACTCATCCTTTGCTTTTGTTCCATAGTTCTTTTATGTGATCTATCTCTATTGGTCTTTGCTCGTCTTTTAACTTCTTCTGTTGTGGGAAAGTGTCTTTTTTCGATGGGAATAACTCGCCCCCTAGCTTTCTCCCCAATTTTTTTTCTTGTATCATCGGAGATGGTTTTGCCTTTATGTGCTATAGAAATTTTATTTTTAGCTTCTTCGGTATGATGCTTTCCCCACATTGGATTCAAACTGCCTCTTTGTTTTTCAGACATTAAATGTAAAGTTTCCGGTGTGTGTTTTTTCCCATGCATTGGTGGTACAGACTTCCCATAATTTAGATTCAACCAATCATCTTTTTCCACAACTCTAAGTTTATATAAAACCCTAGATTCCCAGTCTCTGGCATCTTTGGTCGTATCAAAAACTCTTCTGACCTCATAAAAAAAAGAATTCACCCCATATTCGGCTATCAATCTCTTAACCTCTTTGGAGGATGAAAAATATTTATTCCAGAGATCATCCGGATGACAATCCAATTTGTATCTAACTCCATAATATTTTTTGCCGGTGGGTTTGTGATAAAGATAATATGTAAATGGTATGGTCATTATATTCTCCAAGTTCGATATTACTATTTAGTAATTTTCGATTTTAGAGAATAGCATCACTTAATCAATTTACCTCCCCGAACGGGTTATGCTCTGTGAAATCTAGGAAATTACCTGCTTCTATTTCTAATCTAGTGTTATCGTCGAGATTTTCCGTATTTGCATTCGTTATTGTTATTGATTCTGGTAATGTCCAGACTGCCCCACTTGAGTAGCCTTTTATATCAACACCAACAGCAAAATCACCTTTGATATTTCTCAGTTTCAATTTTCTATCCGGTCTATTCCAAGAAGCAACAACACCTCGTGCCGTTGCTGTATCTAAAGAGTCACCCTGATACACCCATTCATATTTTTGATATGTCCCAATCCCACCAGTATTTAGGATATGCTCCAAACTAAATCCTTGAACATCACCAATTCTATCAATTATCTCCACACCAGTAGTGAATAATTCTCCATTATATTTAAATGCTTCAAGTGAGAGAGAGTACATATATGGATTAGTTGAATCTCTTCCTAACTGGAAAAAGTTCTTTTCCTGTTCGACAAATTTAATTTCCATTAATTTATATTGTACTGGTAAATAAACCAAATCTCCTTCTTTTGGAACATGTCTCTCTGGTATGTTTTTATCTAGTTGTGCTGTGGTATTTTTCCACACAACCTTTTCAAAAGTTCGTCTAGCCATAACAACTGTGGCAGAATCTTGTATCTCTAATCCAAACTTGGAAAAAAATTCATGGTTGCCTGTGTATTCCTTGGTGGATTCAAGATACATATCTATCTTGAATGCTTTAGAAAAACATTTAACGGGATCATCACCAAACAACTCATCTGTGGAAGATTGGGAATCCCTTGGAATATAATATACACTGATGCCATGATTCTTTATGGATTCAAGAATCATATCTTCAAGTAAAAACTGTTCACTTGTTGCATTTTGGTTATTAAAATATACGCTTGTCATTTATATTATCCAATCAAGAATGGTACTGGCTCTTCGTAAGTGTCGCGTAATTTCTGTTCTAATCTGGCAATTTCGGCATCTGCATCCGCATATATCTTCTCACCATTTATAATCATCCCACCCGGAAGAACATAACCACCATATTTGGTTAGATTTGATCCCCATTGTTTCTTTATTAGTTGTGTGGTGTATTCCTTTAACCATATATCATTATATACACTATAATAATAATCCGGATCAATAATTCTTCTCGCCTCAACCACGATATAATCACCCACATTCACTTTTGCTTGCCAATTCATTGCAATATATAATATGTTGGTGGTTTTATTGTATGTGAATGGTACTCTACCAGTTACGATCATATCCAACATTGCTAGATGTTCACGGGCAATAACGTAATACGTATATGAGCTGGATGTTAGATTGTAGAAGTCATTAAGTCTCAGTTGGTAATTGATATCAAACATATTAAAACCACCAGCAGTAGTGGATGTCTGCTGTCCGGTCATTGGTAGTATGTTGTTAACTGATATAATATTATCAGACAATTCTATTTGCTGATTATCAATATGATATTGTGTAACTTGTAAACCCAGCCAAGTCATTTCTGTACCATCATAATGATACTGCTGGAATAACTGCATGGCATCATCAATGCGATCTTCTACCTGATCATCATCGACATTTATGTCAATAACAGGAAATCCCAGCTTTCGTAGGCAATAATCCTTTAATTCTTGTCTTGATGTTGGTTGTGCCATTAGATAAATTCCTCGTAATAATACATATTTATCATTGCGGAATGATTACCCTTTTGCGTCCTGCATAGATAACAATGGTTCCAGCTGATCCAGTTATCCCACCAGAAGTAACAGTAAATGAAAATTGGGATACACCGGAAGCAACATTATATGTTCCATCCGGATTTATAGTAACATCAGATGTCGTTCCACCAGTCACCGCAGTAACATCAATGATATCCCCAGAAGCAATATCTGGGGATGCTGTTATTCTGACTGCTGTATTCCAATATGGGGTTGTTATTGTAGTACTCATATTCTACCTATTTACGGTGCAACATATTCTTGCATTAAATATGCGCCCAAAGAGATTGCAGTTTGCTCATATGTCGTTTTTGTTGAATTTGGGCAAGAGAACATTGGATAATATGGCTGGATTCTACCAGATGTCACTGTTAATTCGCTTAATCTGTTATTAATTGTGGTCTGGTCTAACGCATCACCTTCTAATAGAGTTCCATTTAGGTCATTGTATGATTGTGATGTATTTCCTACGATAATTTTAGTAGGATGCGCGTTTCTGATATCTGTCACAATGGTCTGTAATGCAGCCTGTAATCCAGATTGGTTGGTTGATCCTGCACTAGTCCAGCCAGCAGTAGAATGTACTCCTAGTGCTGTTGTGCAGTTATCAATAAACAACCCATCATACGAATAATATGATGAAGAAAATAATGCATCCACTCCAGCTTTATATGCGGTTTGGAATACACTTTTTCTATAATCCCAAAGTCTACACACTCCTGGTGTAGAGCTTCCACCTGGATTTCCAGCCGTGACTCCGCTTTTAGTAAATCCAACTGGAGCAGACGAATATGAGGCAGCAACCCCATTACCTAAAGATGTTTCTATCCAAGGGAAATTAGCACCAGTACCAGACATTATATCTCTCATTATTTGAGCATTTGGTCCTGAAGTTGAATTTATTTGTTCTTCGCTTATTAGGAAATATACCAATATTTTTACATTTGGATTCTTTGCCTTGATAGCATCAGCAAATGCTCGTCCTTGATCTGAATTATTGGAATTAAATGGATATAATACAACAACATCATTAGTGGCTAATTGTGTGGTGTATATATCTGAACTTTGTGTGGTATAGTTAATAGAATCAACATACCATAACTGCCAACGCTTGGCAGTTGCTTCTGAGTATTTCCTGCCGCTTATAATTGGTCTTTGCATAACAGTGTTTATTGCATTTTTCGTTACTCCAACCCCAGATAATATCTGTGCGGCAGCACTTCCCCAAGTAAAATCAGTTGCTGACCACACTCTACAAGTAAATTGAGTCACACTAGAAGACGCATCAAATGTTCCATCGTTATTTAACAATACATCAGTTATAGCTCCCCCAGTAACAGAAACAACTTCTACAATATCTCCAGATGCTAGATCCGGTGTGCTAGTGATACGAGAGCTTGATGTTGTATTTGGTGTTCCTATGGTAACCCAACTTCTGGCGTCTGGTGGAGTTATGGTAATAGCTTTTGTGTCTGTTGTTGATGCAGCAGTAACACGAAGCGTAGCTGATCCATAATATAAATCATATGAGCTTGGTGCATCAAATACAACATTAAATGTTATAGTTGAATCTGTTGTAGCTGTAACAGTCTGTGGTATTGTTCTACCTCCCTGTATAATATCAACAGTACCACCAGTCAGTAGACCACCAGTAATAACTACTCCGGTTTGGGTGGATGTTATGATATTATCAGTATCTACATTAGTGATTGTAGCAACTGCTTGTCCAGAAAAAAATGCTCCAAATACATGAGTTCTCTGGTATCCTTGCCCTGGTAGAAATATTATCTCAGTTTGAGAAGTTGATGATATGGCTTTAGATTCATAACTTAATCCAGAATTATATCCTGAGAATAATCCGGATGCGAATAATGTTGCTCCACCACCAGCAGTTGGTGAAATCAGTGTCCCACCATTAACCATTGCTGCCCAACCACACAATATACCAGATGTATTGCTTGGTGTTATATACCCAGAAGACATTGATCCACCATCAATGTATGGGGGCGGTGATGCTGTATTATGGCTAGTCACATATCCAGTAGTAATTGCACCAGAGATTTCTGCTGCTGCCAACATAATATCTTCATTTGTTTTTCCATAGGTGGCTTGCAGAGTAAGAGATCCTGTTCCAGTAATTGGAACTATGAATCTGTAAATTTCGGCGTAATTTGCAGTATCATCTATATAATCGATTTGTACTGGAGTTCCGATTGTTGCTGTACCTGATAATTTGGATATAACACAGGTATGAGGTAGCGCAGCATGTGCCATGAAAAGAACGTCCAATACATTCCCAGAAGTCACATTCAGGGAAACAGGAACTGTTCCAGCTGCTGCTGTGCCTCCATACGCTGGACTAAATGCATCTATAATTTGAACTACTGTTGACATTAGTAATTATTCTCCAAAAGTTATCATGCGTGGTTATATAACCAGTTATATGCAGTAACACCATATCCATCCGCAGGAGTACCTTCTTTATCTTTCGTTAGAACGTTTTCGCCTTCTTTACTATGTTCAAAATCATACCATCCAGCAGCATTGATTTGCCAGAAAATTACCCCTGCCCCATAAGTATCTGCCCATGTTGTTATGTCGGTGATCCATTGAGATCCACTAGCACCAGGATAAGTAACTTCGCCTGTCTCTGTACATACAAGTGGATAAGTCTGCATAATAGTTTGTACGGTAGGCCAATTTGCTGGCATTGACCATTGTGATCCTTGATTATCCCACCCGATTCCGGTTCCTGATGGAACGCTGATTTGTAAACCTGTGCCACCTCCAGTGGAAGATTCTTGTACTAAGTTTCCGGTTGGTAGATGGTTTTGTAAGAACAATCCACGAGATTCATCATCAGCAAATGAAATTCCAGTGACTACCCCACCAGATGAAATTGAATCGATTGTAGCAGTTGCTTTTTTAAGGCAAGCGTTACTTGGTCTTGCGAATTTGACTGTATTACCTACTGCATAACCGTTTCCGCCAGCTGTAATGGTTGCTGCTTTAATTTTCTGTGTTGGTGGATATGGGTGCCACGCCACAGCAAGATTACTGGCTGAATCTGTGGGTATATTAGCCAATACGCCAGATAGATCATCATTCCATCCATTGCCACTCACCATGCATACATTGGTTGCTCCGGCTGCTCGTACCGCGTTCAACATTTCCTGCATACCAGCAATGCGCCATGTAGCATTTGCGTTGCTGATTGTGGCTGTGATGTTGAGGCTTAGACTTGAGTAAAATGTTGCGTAAGCACTGCGTAATTGGGATATCCCCGGATCGCTAGGATGTATAGGATCTATAGAACCTTGTGTAATATTTCCTAATGCATATCTATTTACGCCATTCATAATCCATGGATTGGATGTAATGACTGCTGCTAATGCGGTGTTATAATTGACAGTATTACTACCATGTTGTAAATCAGCGGCATAGGGAATAGTATCCCAAAGTACTGTACGACCAAGAGCTTTTACTTTGTTTGATAATGTTAGAATGTTTGCACTCCATGCAGTTAATGCTCCTTGAGTACCATCGCCTGAATCATTGGTGCCCATTGCGAATTCAACAAACCGAGTAGGGAATAGTGTTAGTACTTCATCAATAAGTCCTAACCAATTACTGCAACTCCACCCTGGAATGCCACCATTGACCATCAATGGATAGTCGCCAGCCGCCCATCCACCAGCGGCATTTGCAAGGTCTGGAAATGCGCTAGTAGCATTTCCTTGATTTTTGTATAATAAAGAATTGGCACTTATCGAGTCACCTATAATCAGCACTGAGTTTGGTAGACCATAGGTTGAATCATATAGGTCGCACTTGATTTCAATATCAGAATTTCCTGCACTACCTTCACTGGCGGTGAAATATATCTCCACCCACTTCCAGTCTCCGGTCATACTTACTGTGTGCATACGTTTGGTATATTTGTTTCCTGTGATAGTTTCTATGGTATACCAACCACTTGTTGGACGTGCACCGGCTCCAGCTGTATTCACACGAATTTGATATGATCCAGGGCAGTTGTAGTATGTACCACCGCCCGTTAGGTCTGGTCTAAACCCATAAGTAGCATCCTGCATCCAGAATAGCGTTACGTTGCGCAATCCAGCACTTACTTTATCGCCAATATAAAACGAACAATATTGTCCGTTTACTGTTCCACTGCTGCGCCATCTATTATTATAGTTATTGCTTACCAAGTCAGCAGCAGTACCGCTTGAAACACTAGGTGCCTGAGATAGACTACGTGAAATTAGCGTTGCGCCTTTGCGTCCTGCGGTACGATTTAAACTGCCAGTGGAGAATGATCCAGACCAATCTTTAAAATATACTTTACTGTTAGTTGGATCATAACCGATGACTGTAGCTGTAGTTCCGCCTTGTGTGATTGTATCGCCTGGCCACAAATTAACACCTGTGTAAGCCGATAAATCTACCATGTTAATTTGTCTATATGTGCTATTATTACTATTTCCAATTGCTTGATCTACATAGCCGCCTTCCATGAGAGTGACAAATGGTGCGGTGATTTGATAACCATTGCCGGATACTGTACCACTGTTTCCAGTAGTGGTAAGCGTAGTTGGCGTGTTACTGATGATTGTTGATTGATCACCAGTTGTTGTGTTCTTGAGCGTCCCTCCTGCAAACTGATTAATTTTCCAGCTCTTGGTGTTATCGACCAATGTAGTACCACTACCACCTGTTGCAGTTCCAGTACGAGCTGGTTGTAACGTACCATTCTGCTGACCAAGGGTAGGTTCATTGAACAACTCAAACATCACTGACGTGTCGCCCTTAAAAGTATTTGCAACTGATGTCCAAAAAGGTATACTATTATCATAATTAGCCATACAATCTTGTTGCATAGGTGCGATATTGGATGGACTAGTCCAATGTAAATCTAAAATTACAAAAGCACCATTTGATTTTGCTGCTGCGACTTGTGATATGATTGATGTGCGATAGTTCTGACCAGGATCACTGACGTGTAATTTACCATCAGTATCATATGTCCATGTGTTATTCCACGCAGCTTCGTTTAATGGGATACGAACGCAATTGACCTTCCAGTCTGAATATACATGCGCAGGAGGACTATTTCCTCCAGATGGATCAGTTGGTGACCATCCCTGAATTGGTGCATATTCATTACCTGCAATATTCCACCCACGCAATTGAATAGTTTGTCCAGAACTACTTACTAATTGATTTCCACTAACACTTATTGCAGCAGTAGTAACAACTGGAGCATTTGTTGTTGCGCTTATGATATTAGAATCCGTGCTTCCATATGCGTTAGTGGTATGTATTCTAATATTATACGCAGTTGATGATGTTAATCCTGATAAAGTATATAATGTAGCACCTACTGTTATTGAAGATCCATATGTAGTCCAACTAGAATCGCTTGCTAATTTATACTGAACAGCCCAAGAAGTAGCATTTGATCCACCAGATATCGTAAATGGTAAGGATGTTGAATTTGGACTTCCCGCTGTTAATGTAGGCGCAACTGGTGCCGATGTGTCTATTTGTGTTGCTGGTGATAATGTAGAACTATACACTGTATAGTATGTATTAGTGCATTTTATTCGTATGTCATACGTTGTGTTTTGTGATAAACTTGTTATTGTATAAGACTGATCACCAACAGTTAATGTTGTTCCACCAGTACCCCAAGAACCTATAGAGGTTTTATATTGTAGTACCCAACCAGTTGCATTTGATCCACCAGAAATCGAAAATGTGATTGAATTGATGGTGCTAGATGTAAATGTTAATGTTGGGGCAGTTATAGCATTCGTTGGGTTCGAATGTTTTCTACCACCAGAAGTAGATAAGCTCCAAGATTTAGAATTTACATTTTTTGGCATAATATTAACCTTAGAATATTAGAGACAATGCTAATTCAGTCACTGTTCCGGATACAGCAGACACAGAAACCCACACGAAACTATTTGCGGGTATTACATTGTTTGTAAATGATGTTGTAGTTGTTCCTGTGGTACTGGATGTCACGGTTATTCCTCCAGTGACAACTTCTGTTCCTGATGTTGATCTATCTGAGGCATATTTAATTGTAAATGTCACGCTTGGTGATGATGTTCCCACCAAAACAGAATGTATTTCTGTTAAATACAGATCATATGATGTATGAAACATTGTAAATGTATCAGATGGGGTTGGTGTTGGGATTGTTATGGACTTTGTATTCTGGTTCTTTAATAACCATTTAGTACCATTCCAATACCATGTGTGCATCCCATAAGAAAATGATTGATTTGTATTAGGTGATGATGGAAATGTTATTGATGTCATTTAATTACTCCGTGATTACATTATTTATATAAAGATATGGCGTATAGGTAATTCCATTTAAATATATCACTGGTAGTCATCCCCATATGGTTACTATCATTCCATACTCCAGCAATCCTTCCTCTGGAATTCAATCCTACTGGGTTTTCTGGTGGTTTATCGGAATCGAATAGCACCATTAGCTGCATTGGTATATTATTTTGATTTATCGATGTACTTAATGAATAATAACTAGTGGATCCACTAGCAAGTGCGGTTAAATTGCTATTAATGACAGATACTCCTCTGCATCTCCCCGTCCATATTGCCGAATATGTCAACGGATTACTCTGTTGTGGTGAATATTCATTCAATCCAGCATAACCATATGGGTAAGATGCTATTCGCATATCACTCACATTTATAGTAGAATCGGTATGGGCAAATGGTTCGAAAATAAATCTGTTACTTTGCTCCGTCCATCCACCATGAACAATTACTTGCGCATCTTGAACGATATCGACATCGGAGTTTGGTCCAAAATTTGTGTCGTATGATCTGGCTCCACCCCTCATCATGCGTATACCTTGTGCACCTAAACCAAATCCACAATTTCTTATTTCTATATTAACTGCATTCCAGTTATCTATTTCTATTCCAGCTGCGCCTTTATGTGGATCACCTAATCCATAATCACCAAGTGATGATAATGCTGTCCAAGTTCCACCAGAAGTTCCTCCTGCTGTACAATACCACCCAACCGGAGATCCATATCCACCAGCAGCAGTCCAATTTAAAATATGTTGTCCGGTGTGCCATGTTCCGGTTGTTGGTGCGGATGTAATACCATTTGGCGGACCATCAATCCATATAGAATAATTATTATAATCATTAACTGATTGTCTACCCGCACCAGTATCATCATAAAAATTCCAATTATTTGTGTTGTTGGTGAATGGGTATGAATTGATATCTTCATTGGTTATAACAGTTGCAACAGTAAATTTAGCTTTGTTGGCATAGCTTGCTGCATAATTGGTATCAGCTAATGATTGATTTATTGCTGCTTGTATTGCATGTATTGTAAGTGTTTCTCCAACGGCATAACTTCTACCATTACTGGTGATTGTTGCTGATGTCACTATACCACCAGACACGATAAGTTTTGCTCTGGCGAAGCTACCAGCTGCTGTGATAGAATCCAATACAACATCATTGTATGTCCCATTAGGAAGTCCGACTCCAGCAGTATTGATTGTGACTGTTTTTAATCCCCTACGATGATCACCTGAATAAGGTGTGCATAGATAAAATCTATGCTCACTATTGTTGATGCTACCAGTTAATCGTATTCCAGCTCCACCATCAGCTGCCCAATTCACATAAACCTTTTCATAATTCCAAGCCGCATTAGAATGATTGTTTTCTCCACTAACCCAAGATACGTGTGTATTGATTCCATACTTGCATGATTGACGTAGATTTATAGTAATACCGAAATTAGGATCGCCCCAGTGTGATGCATTGTAACACCCAACAAATTTAAATAATGGTTGATCTGTTGGTAGTCCAGTGTAATTTAATTCTGGTCCTTGCCCTTGATCTACTTTATTTGGTTCAGAACTTCTTATGCTAAATTGTCCTAATCCAGTAAACACTTGTGGAGTTTGTATATTGAATTTACCATTGATAACTGCCGTTTTTCCATAGGCAGCAGCTTGCTGTAATAGATATGCAAATGCTGCGCCGTTATCAGCAACCGATTCGCTCATTCCAACCGATGTTGCTAAAATTATATCACTCATATTACCGTTCCCCCATTTACGAAATTGGTAGAACCAAGTTCGGAAAAGTTTCTTATTGCCCCAATACCAGACACTCTAATTGCTCTTGGTGCAGTACAAACCGAATTGCCATATGACATTGCTACCAATGGTGCGTTTACATGGCTTGATACCACTTTACAGAATGCATCTGTTGTGTTTTGTGGTGATGTATAATCAGACTCCTCATCTATACCATCAATCACAATACTATCCGAGCAATCCTTTAATAATACTGCGTAAGGAGAATAACTTGTTCTTATGTATGTATCTCTTATACGAATTATACCAGTGACATTATTAAAATCTAAGTATCCTTGATCAGAAACTTGCATAGTCTGACTTGTGTATGTGCCGCCAATAGAAACCTGCCAGCTATTGACAGAACCACTTACGATAGAACCCAAACTAACAATACCACCATATCCACCATTTACATATATGGTCATCCCCACAGTTAAATATGGACTACCAGTAGTTGTTAGTGTCGTACCGGAGCATGATGCTGTTACTGTATAGGTTATATTTGGTATATACATTCTAAGTGGTGTTCCCGATGATCCATATGTTCCACCAATACTTACTTGATAAGAACTTCCTGACCCACTTACAATTCTTCCTAATGCATTACCAGACGCATCTAAAAGCATTTCACCTAATTTCATATTACCTGATCCAGCAGTAATAGTCACCGTTGTGCCGGAGCAATATCCGAGAACAGGAACCCATGTATTGATTGCTCCCTCTGCCCATAGAACAGGAGAACTATGATCCCATGTGGCTAGATCACAATTAGTAAATCTTGTCCAGCTCATATCATGGAAATTATAATTCCAATTACTAATCCCGTATGATGTTCCATATGATGCTGTTGGTGTGCCACCTAACCCACGAACACAGCCAGTAAGTATTTGTGGTGTTAATGTAAATGATTGCGCTGAATTCTTAGTCACCAAATCAATTACTGATGTTGGAGCATTCAATGCTATGTAATTTGATGTTGTTAATTTTAATGTATTACTATCAATTACTACCACATAATAAATAGTTCCATTAGTAAGTTCGCTAATTGCAGTTCCTGTGTATTTAACAGCGTATCCAGTCTGCAATCCATGACTATTCCATACAATAGAATTTGTCGTTAAATTAACGTTGGTATCTGATGCTAATATAGACGGGCTACTTGCTGCTTTCCCAGTATAAGATATGCGTTCAACTGTATACGCATTAGCGGCACCGCTTATCATATCAAATACACCAGAAGTAGTAGTGAAAACTGAAGCATTTGCTACTGGGAATGTAGTTTGGCTTGATGTTATTCCACTTGATCCAGTAGCAGTAGTGGTTGCAACATATTGTAATCCGTAGCTTGGTGTCGCAAATTTACTTTGCATGGAAGCATTCCAGCTATTCTTCGATGTCAAATAAACATTGAGACCACTATCCGTGGACATTCCACATCTATCAAAAATCCAACCTTCACCACCAAAATTATATATTCCTGCATATTGGAATTTGCCTGTTATTATAACGCCAACAAATCTATTATCCCATCCTGCATAATCTCCACCCCAAGGCTGGATAGTTCTTTGGTGGAATATTGCGCATCTTGGTATTGACCCAGCTGTGGAATTTCCACTGATGGTGATACCATTAAAAATAATATTGCTACTACCAGAAAGATCAATTCCTTGGGATGTTGATCCCGAAACAAAAAGGTTAGAAATTCCGGATTGGTATGCATTTTTCCTATTCATTGAGAAAAATTGCAATCCATCACCGGATGCTGCGCCTGTAATATTTGTTATGTTCAGGTCAGTGATTCTATGATTACCCAAATAGATATTTCGTATACCCGACGCTAATGCTGTATCTATGCATGTTTGTATAGCAGCAGTATCATCAGTGCCGAGGTTACTTACCCCATTACAATCTCCAACTGCGCCAAACTCAAATGGTGTTAAATATGGTGTTATCATTTATTTTATCCTTAGTACCACGAAGTTCCCGGTGGAGATGCTGCTATACATCCCTTGTTGTCTCTTACTAACCAGTATGGATTTCCCGTGCCATTATATAGGGACACAACGTCAATATAAGAATTACTTGGTATAGCGTACCCCTTTATCATTGTATTGATATTGTTCGTAGTAGGATCATATGTTGATCGCGCATATGGTTCAACAAAATAAATTGTTGATGGAGTAGAAGACCACAAATATAATGTAAATGCACTTGCGTTATATATTCTATATGCTAATCCATTATTTGTGGATGTTGATAGTGCAGGGAGACTCCAGTTACCATCTGCGGTTCCTGTATATATCAGATTTCCTATTTGACTGGTTGTTAATGATACTGTTGCAGTAGTGTCGGCGGAAACGGGTTCACTGCTAGACGAAGAACCACCGCCAGCACCAAGATCACCTTCACTCACCCAAGTCGAACCACCGCCAGTTGATGCTGTGCATATCCATCCTTTTGGTTGTCCATTTGCTGGTGTATCATTTAATACTCTACTACCAACTTTCCATCCACCATTGGATGGTGGTGAGCTGGCATACAATATAGTCTTACCATCCAATGATATGGATTTAATTGATGTCTGATTTGGTGTACCGATATTACCCGCAACAAATGAGCAATCACCGATTTTAAATGATGGTACCAATGAACATAATACACCAACTTTCATTGTTCCTGTCTGTGAAGGAATTACTGTCTGTGTTACAAAATGTATTCCCGTTGATGCATATACTCTCTGATATACTATTGGTTGTGTAACACCAGCACCGGATAATAATGGGGCAACATAGGCAGAAGAAGAACCAGTTAAGACATCAAGATAACATGAGAAGGTAAACGGCTTACCTACCATTGATGATGTTATTGTGAAGTTCTGATATATTTCATTATATGAGTTATTCGACCAAACAATAGTAGCAGCTTTGCCAAATGAGAAATAAGATGGATCAAACGATGAAGATGAAATTGTACCAGTAACATTCCATCCATATAATCCAGCTTCAAATGATGGATTGATTAAAGAATTACTGCTGACTAACTGTGGTGTTGATGATCTTCTATTAGTTGTATCAATGTAGTCGGTTGCTCGCATGAACACTTGTTCAATAATTATATTCCCTGCTGAATTGGTTGGGATAACATTTGCCCCAATTGACGAAATGAGTTTTTTGATTCTCACTGAAGACAGTGCATCAACATTTAAATGTGAAGAGAATGAATAACTACTAGACCAATCTTGTGTCATAAACACATCAAATATGACTTCACCACAACGATATATGTATGTGTTTTGTGTTATACCGGAATTCTCAAGATATCCTTTGAATTGTGCATGATTAACGGATTGTAATACAATGGCATTACCATTATATACTCCACCATTATTTGCATCCGGCATTTCTAACCAAATATTTTCTATAACAACTTCTTCACACACGTTGCATTTTATGGCAGGTTTAATTGAATTACATGCGCCTTCTATCAGAATGTTGTATAGTATGTTTCCATTAGAAGCTGCACCCATAGACCCCATAGGACCTAAAGCAAATGCGTCTATTAGTATAATTGCGTTCGTAGTTGTCCCAGCTGTACCACCATCATCTTTATCGATATTTGATATGTAATTTCTATTTCCGGATAGATGTAGCATTTGCTCAACTGATCCATTCCTTACTAATACGTGATCTATTATGCATGATTGAGTATATGTCGCAAGGGATAATCCATATTTACTATCCAAGTAAATGTCTCTTATCTCGCTTTCCCCAAGATATCCACATGTAGTTTTGATTGCCCATGCATCAGACAACAATTCGTAAGGGGGATTTTTCGCCGTCTGTAATCCTATGTTTTTAATAGATACTGAACTAACACCGGGGAACATCCTAGTAACAGTACCTGTACCAAAAGTAGTAACATCTAAATTAGGTGCAAGCGTAAAGGTATCACCTACTTGAGGTGTACCGCCATTCCAAGATCCAGTATTGACGCTGACACTATTTCCATTCCAACCAGTGATTGTGGCTAGGGTGTTCCATTGTTGAGTTGTTGTGCTTCCCAATGATGTAATTATAAAATTTGGTGATGCACCTTGAGCCGATGTGGGAATAGCATTAACTGTATATGATACAGTATGATCAATGGCTGGACATAATTTGATAAGTTGCTTGATATTTACATTATTGGTGAATATTAAGCTACTAAGACCTTCGCCATATAGATTCTGACCACTACTAACCCAAAGAGATGAACTTATTAAATATTTCCCTCTAGGAAAGAATATATTGACACTTACATCAGTCCATACCCCACTACTATAATATGTCCTAAAGTCATCAAGACATGCATTTATAGCAGCTGTGTCATCCGTAACACCATCACCTCTAGCCCCATAATCCTTTACTGATATGAAAATTGGATTGGTTCCAATATTTGCACTTACCCAAGATGCACCATTCCATTTCCACGAATTACTTCCTGATGTATAAGTTTGCCCTAATGATGGGCTTGCTGGAAAGTTTATTGACATGCTAACATCTCTTTATATTTTATAATATTTATATAAGAAAAAACTTGACAACAAATATATCCATCTGTATAATAGACTATGTTGCCGTTAATGAATAATATTAATTAATATATTAATAGATAGCATATAAATTTGCATGGAAGTACATTGGGGTTGAACTTGGGGTGTATGAACTCTTCACCTCAACCTGCAACTTATCCCCATTACGGGCATCTACGTAGTAATTAACATCCCCAGTCAATTTAACTGATGCTGGTGTGCCAATATTCCATGTAAATGTGGTTAATGTTGTCCCTGCACCATTTTTGATCGTAACAATGGCATCAGCTGAACTATATGCTTGTCCAGTATAAGCAATTGGGTATAATTCGAATTCAGATATTCTTACTGGAGGAACTTTAACCTCATAGGTTGTTCCGGCAGCTGTATTTATGGCTAAAGTATTTGCTTCTATGGCAAAACATAGAGCATGTTTTTGTTGTGTGATATGGCGATGTATTCCAAGATGACCATATGTGGAAGAACCAAAATTCATCCACTGAGAGTCATATGCTCTATATGTACCATCTAATCCAATACCACAATTAGTGAACATAAACATAGGAGACGCACCAACATTATATGGTGCGCCAGTAACATTAAATGTGCTGGATGTGCTAGTTACAAATTCAGGCTCAATATCACAAGCATTTGCTATTATTAATAATTCTCTTTCCGTCGCACCATTAACATTATGTGATATTCTGTAGTTTTCCATGGCAACACAGCTTCTAAGCTCAATGCATCCTGCGCCATACCAAGTAAACATTTTATATGATTCTGGTGATACGATAGAAAATCCACCCATTGAGCATGAATCGTATATTAATTTGATATATGCTGGTTCGTTTATTTTTTCCACCATCAACGATTGTGGACGCATTTCGAATCTTGTCTGGTGGAATGTCACACATGGGAAATTACCACCACCAAATGTGTTCTGATCAGCACCAGATGGAACTTTGATCACTCTGGCATTTGGTGAATTGTCTAATGGAATAACACTACCCTGCGAATACAGGATACTTGATCCCTTTTGGAATTCAAATATTGTTCCAGTGAAATTTTCCGTATCAGATGCATAGAATCTCCAATTCACGGATTGGTTATTGATTAATCTGAACGCACAGTCATTAAAATTCTCAAATTTGCAATTAAAGAATGTATTTTCTGATGCATTTGCCGCACCACTAGTCGCAGTTGGCATATAAAACAATTGAGTAAAGTTTGTGAATTTACAATTGGTGAATCTCATTCCTTGAGCAGTTCCAGTACTGTTATAGTACATGAAGTTTCTATTGGTTGCTGTTTTCCATGCAGTACTATCACTGTCATTGACGTTTGTGGTGAATTGTATATCAGAGAAATCAGTGAATCCAAATATGTCATTATTGTATATGAGATAATTACCAGATCCGGTTCCTGTGAAGATTATCTGGGTGACACCTTCTTTGCCTTCTCCGGTAATTTTAAATGCACCAGCATATAATCCTTGAAATAGTGTGTTTGGTGCAGAAACTTTATATCTTCCTCTTGGGAAGTGCACATGCGCGGTATGTAATCTCCAGCCTAAACCAGTATTAAGATCGGTAGCGGGTGCTAGTGCATATGCAGCAGCAAGAGCAGATTGTATGGCTGCACTATCATCCGTAACACCATCACCTTTGGCACCATATACTTTCACATTTATGGTGGTATCTAGGGTGTATTGATTACCATTACTCACCCAAGAGGCACCATCCCACTTCCATGAATTATTTCCTGATGTGTAGGTTTGTCCTAATGATGGTCCTGCTGGGAAATTTATTGCCATATTACACCTTTATACCTGAATCCACTGAGAGCTAGTAACAGACCTACAGAAACGAAGTATCTGTCCTGCTGCCATATTTATGTTAGATGAACCCGTTAATCTGAATGTATCTGCTCCGGAAGCAGAATGTACTATGGTTAAATTATCATTACCCGCTTCAATTAATAAGTCACCATTTCTAGATAAATCAGCAGAAGTAAAGGTCGCTTTATTTACAGTTGTACCTGATGATGCTGGAGTGACTGTGACTTTAGTATATCCAGTAACATCTATAGTCTGATTTGTTCCAGAAGGAGTAAATGCTGATGGAGTTCCATATTTCATTGTTCCAGTAACAAATTTACCTGCTTGTATTGATCCAACAGAAAACGCAGATACCCCAGAATCATATGTTGTTCCTATGCGTGGTATTGTATATGTTCCACCACCAGAATAATATGTGGATATTCCAGCAGCGTAAAATGCTCCGGTGGTATCGACAAATGATCCATTAACGCTAGAATATAAGTATGGGGTGTATGCGGATAATGTACCATCTCCATTAGGAACACCGCTACCATTAAATATTGTAGCCACGTTTAATTTTATCGGATTATATACTCCATATGTACCATTAGTTGCGCTTAATCCGGTGTAATTAGATTGTCCTCTAGCTGTAATATATGATTCGAAGGAACTTGACATTCCTGCTCTATCTATTTTTCCACCATTAAATTCGACAATTTTATACGCAGTCTGTAATCTAACTCCACATTTAGTGAAATGTTCAATGTTGCAGTTTGTCAATAATACTTCGCAATAGCTAGTAGTTATATACGAAGTCATGCTTTGGGATACATATGTTCCACCAACAGTAACAGTATACACTAATGGGTTTCCACCAACATTAGTCGCAGTAATTTTACCTAAACTTGTACCATCAGACGATCTCACCCATTCATCCACGCTTAATGATCCAGAAGATAATGTTAATGTTGTTCCTGTGCAAGAAGCAGTAAATCTTTTGTTTATGAAATCTGCTTGGAAACCATCAGTTGAGGTTGGATCTTGATTAAATACTCCCCAATAATCGCCTTGGTTTAGCCCATTACATCCAATCAAGTTAGTAACACCATCGAGACGATATCCGGCTTTTCCTGTACCACACACTGCGGCATAGCAGTTCAACCAGACACAAGTGTTACTGCAACTTACTCTAAATGAGTGTCCATTTGTAGAACTGGCAACAATACTGTCGAATTTATTAGAGAACCCACCATTAATATAGAACGCATCGCCTTTTGATCTGATGGCTAATCTCTCAAACCTAGAGTTATAAACATCAACTAATCCAAGATCTACTCCAATACCAGTATTTCCCCCACTCCATATACCAGTATTATTATCATACACAGTATCACCATCATATATCGCAAAATCTCTCCAGTGGCTATTGAATGATGCAGTACTTTCTGGGACAGCTTTAAATATCGAATAACCTGCGTATCCAGTAAATTTAGCCACAAATTGGGTGTTTTGAACCCCATCACCATATATATTGCATGTGTAATTCGGGAAAATTATTGGTTTTGTAAGTAAATATGTCCCAGCCGGAGCATATGCAGCAGAAACTCTTGCTCCAGTTGTAGCAGATGAACTGGTCGAATGGTAATTCACCCATGCTTGAACAGCATCAGTATCATTGTTTATTCCATCTGCAAATGCACCGAAATCTTGTGGGGTTACTGCTCCATGCTCTGGCGCAAAGGTAACATGTCCACCCCAAGTGTTGCAGTAAATAAATCTGTTATTTTTTCTTACGACATTTTCAACTCTATCGAGAGTACACATTCCACCAATATTATTGGTTATTGTGATGTTTTGTGGGTAAGAAGTATCAGCATAACCCCAAACAAGCACCCCATTTCCACCATGACTTATATTCCCATCAATAAGAACATTACATGGAATTATATCTCCCATGGTTAATCCTTTATCTGGTGCTTGTTGTAATCCAACAACGCTTATCGCTGTGGGGAATCCACGCCCAAGATTACTCTTCATTGTATTATGAGCCACAACAGAATCTGTTCCTATACCATAAAGATCAATAATACCATCGATTACTGTATTGTTGATTATTTTGTTTCTTCTAACATCAGTTTCGATTGTAACAAGATCACCAGCAGTAACTTTTCTAAATTGTGTATTATACCACCATTGCTGACCACCACTGAAATCATCACCTAACGTAACTGTATTACTAGTTGATGCTGTGATTTTAAATGACTGTCCCTTTAAGCTACCAGATAAGAATTTTAATACTCGTCCTTTGACTATATCAGTTGCGCCTATCGTATTAGATAAAGTGACAACATTTGCGCTTACTGGATTGATACTGGACGCTACAGTAGTACTACTCATATAAGCCGCACCACCACCATCAAAGCTTATCCCTTCTTCTGAGCTGAACGAACATATATTATCCGAAATAATATTGTCGGTCATAGGAATATCATAATATGTGTGGGTTATAGGTGCTGGCATAAAGATAATATTAACATGCCCACCAGTTATCCTATTATTCTTGATTACATTCCTTGATCCACCCAAAAATGCAACTGCCCACATGCGAGGATGATTCGTTAATGTTATATTGGACGTTGATAGGAATGCTTCTTGCGCCTCACCATAATTAGCATTGTATGATCCTTGTGCCACTGCGGTAATTACCATACCAACTTTGTATGTGATGCCAGATGTACCCACTATTGTATTCCAATTTGCTTGTGCACCACTATCTGATCCTATATCAGTAATTCTATATGTTTTACCGACCACAAATTGGTTTATTGATGAATCAGTGCCTGGTTTTATTATTGCTTTATAAATCCCCTGATCATCTTTCCCATACCTAAGTTTGTATTTGTATGGGGCTGATATTGGACATACGCCATCATATGTCAATGTGACGTTGCCATTTGTCGCTGATCCAGATAAATGTGTTGGGGCTGTTGTGCTAAGTTTAGCATCACCAGTAACTGCGGTAACCCTATAATAATGTCTTGTTCCGCTAATAACAGCATCACTAATGATACTATCCCCATACTTCATTGCTGATCCTGTGCACCAATTCCATGGATATGACCAAATAATACCTACCCACTCACCTTTATCGGTATATAAATTGGTGTTGTATGGTCTTAATAGGGAATTTGTGGTTACAGTCAATCCGGCAAATTCATCAGATGTATTTGTTGTGATTGTACCATTGGTATTTGTTATTGTGGCTGAAATCTGGCTAGTTATATCCCAATCATTACCAGACACCTCAGAATCATCGGTTGCTGCAATATATGCCAATGCTTTAGGATAGTCTGGGTTGATTGATCCGCGCTTATTGTTCTTTATTTTTATTCTTTGTGGATATGTCTCATGGAAACCAACACCAGTACTAATATCATATGTAGGTTCGTGGTTGAGAACATTTACTGCCACATCTTGCCAGTTGTAGTTTAGATTCGTGACTGGATCATTTTGTCTATTCCAATCAAACGTGTTGTTAATGACATGCCAGTCATTCTTATTATAATAAGAATTCAGAGTCACATCAATCAACGTTAATCCATTGACAATGGTGCCATTACCAAGATGTAGGTATATTGAACTTGTGGCTGTGATTGTACCACCACCAGTAATTTCTATGTTGTCTGGAAGTGTCACATCAGATGTTAATTTGATAGTTAATGTTGGTTTGATTATTAATTTATTGATGCCAGATGTACGGACAAAATCAAGTGCTTGTTGGAAGAATGGAGTGTCATCACTGACACCATCACCCTTAACACCAAATTGTTCTATAGAAACATGTGGTTTATTGACGAATCCACCAAAAGTCGAACCCAATAATAATGAATTTAAATCCATCCATTCATTTGATTCTTCTGTCACATTTGTAACATTACCCAAATAACATGAACCACCACGATTTCCTGTGATAGTTACATTTTTCATTTTATATGCAGATGCACCAAAAGTATCTACTTTGATACTATTCAAACCAGTATATTTGTTATTGGTAATGATTACATTATATGGATTTATCGCACCAACAGCACTACCCAGCACAGTACTTGTCCTTGATGCTGTTGCTGTTGGCAATCCAACTACAGCTATACCATATACACCACCACCATTTAAACTTGGCACATTGCTTAACATTATTGTGTTGCCATCAATGATAGTATCCGCACCACTACCCCAACATGATATACCTGCTGTGCCAGCATTGAGCGTATTGATAATGCTATTGTTTATTATTCTGTTTCTGCGCATATCAATTTCAAGAGTAATCACATCCCCAATAGCAACATCATATCCATATGATAATCCGGGGAAGTCATCGCCTAATTGAATCGAATTTGCGGCAGCGGAATATATAATGCTGAACGATTTACCTTTAAGTCTACCACTCATGAATGTGGCAACTAAGCCAATAACCTCACCCGCATCTGATCCACGATTATCTGCCATAGTTAACACTACAGGATATCCACCACCAGAATTGGAATTGGTTACAGTTGTTGTCATGTAAACTGCACCATATGATGCATTACCACGACAATCTATACCGATACTTTCTTCATTGATTTCTTTTATAGTATTATTGGAAATGATATTATCTGTAATAGGTGTACGGGATACATTAGTATTAGGCATCAATATAACACCAGTAATACCACCAATGAATGTATTGTTTGTTATTATGTTTCTTGACCCACCACCCAAATAGACACCAGAACTGTAATTGGTACGAGCAAATATGGTAACATTTGTTCTATTTGTTATTGTGTTTGGATTACTATCTGCCACAACTGTCCATGTATTATCGCCTGTTTTTGCAGTAATAATACCAATATGAGTTCCATCGGATAGATATAGTCTTAAATTATTGTTTGGATTTAATGATGGCGCACCAACAGTGGTTAATGTGCCAGTTGATGTTGGAGATCCAGCAGTCAAGTTACAATTATATAAGGATATCGCACCATTATCCCAATAGTTATTAGATACATCAGAATCATACATGGTATCAGCATATATGAACATTATTGGTGTACCCGTGATCTTTTTATTTCCACTTATTGTTAATCTTTTTGGTCCAGTCCCAAATCCAGCATTTATATTGATTGCTCTATCTATAGTCAAATATGCCTGATTGTATTCAAATGTGTTATCTGTAATTGATATGTCATTTTGATCATATGGTATATCCAATGCCATATCTTTTAGATACATGTTGGATACTTTAGAACCAGTGTTTAAGTGTATCCAGCGTGTTCCACCGGATTGAAGTGACGTTATTCTTCCACCATAAATCTCAACTCCACTTGGAATTGTAATATGAGAGCTTACTGCGCAATCTCCATCAATTCTAATACGCTTGTTATTAGAGTTGGCTGCTGCGGATAGAGCAGTATTAATTGCCACAGTATCATCAGATATACCATCACCAATAGCACCAAAATCTTTTGTCGATATGCTTCTATCAGCTGTTATTTTCATATGCACAGTTGATAATGTTGATCCGCTGCTTGGGTTATTTGCAGTTGAGTATCGTGCGAAGTTGTTTCCATATTGCAAGAAATCAGTTAATGGTCCAAGCAGACAATAACTTCCTTTGTTATTGACGAGTGTGATATTTCGCATTTGTGCACTCGCTTCAGACGTACCGAAATCATTAATGGAATAGAATGCTATTGACCCACTGACGATATTATCAGAAACGATTAAATTAGATGGAGCAAGATAACAATAGTGTCCACCAAGAAGTGTGCTGTTTTTTACAGCATAAGTAAACATAGATGTAATATCAATTCCGGATCCTGTATATGGATATGATCCATATTTGCTTCCAATAAGGGTATTGTGTGATATTTGGCTATCAGATCCAATTCCCCATAATGTTATGGTTCCTTCTATAATGGTATTGTTAATTACTTTATTTCTTCTTATATCCGATTCAATCGAAACGATATCGCCAGCAGTCGCTACAGATTGGTCAACGTGGAATTGATTACCCCAATCATCTCCGAGAGTTACTACTGCTCCATTTACTGCGGTTATAGTAAATGATTTTCCCGCCAATGCCCCACTATGGAATTTTAATATTCTTCCCACTGGAGAACATAATATTCCAGTGTTATTAATCACTGGGCTGGCATCGTCTGTTAATGTTATTTGCGAATTCCATCCACCTTGAGTTAATAGAATTACATTGGCACCAACAGAATGCGAATTGGCGAAAGTTGCGCTAAGAGATAATTTAGCGTCGTTGATTTTATAATAATTTACTACATCAGTTCCTATTTGAATAGTTCCTGAGTATGGAAACGCCCCAATATTCGTTACTGATATCGTTTCTAAGTATCCATTTATTGGAGTTTGTAACGTACCAACTACAGGTGCACCTATTGTTGTTGTTAAGAAAGGCGCACCATTTTCACTTGCAATAGCGTCAAATGATAATGTTTCTTGGTTACTATATGCAAATGTGTTATTCTCAATAACATTATCTGTTATTGGAAAGTAATAAGGTGCGGTAACTGCTAGATGTGGATGGAATGCCATACTAACTCTACCACCATGATATATGTTATTCTTTATTCTAAGATGTTTACCGCTATGTACAGCTATACCACCAACATCTGGTTTTACTTTTAATTTTGTTGCTGTATTGTATAAGTATACAGGACATATTGTTGCGCTAGGATCAAAGTTATTATTATTAGTTGCTAGGAATACACTACCTACAGAATATTTTTTTCCTGTTGTTCCACCAGCAATATTCCAATTTGCCTGATTCGCTGCGATATTAGCAAAACTACCAAGAGAAATTATTCTATAATATCGACCAATTTGTATATCTGGAATGTTTATTGGTATACCAACCCCTAAACCAACAAGACCGAATCCACCAGCTGGTCCACCACTTCCTGCTGCTATATCACAAAGTTTATAATTATATGGAGCTGATGTTGCATAATCTCCATCATATGTTAATAATAATTCACCGTTAATTTGTGTTCCGCTAGTATGGGTTGGTTCAAATGTTCCGAGACTACCTGTACCACCATTTGAAAGTTGTACGAGATATACATTCGCTCCACTGCTATGTGTTGCTGCTGTGGTGAAGTTCATTCCTCTAATTGCTAGATTTATTGTACTTCCTGATGATGAACTGTATGCTATTTGTTCATTATCAATTAGTATATAACCACCAGTAGACACCAAGTGAGTTGAGTCTGATACAGTAATAGTTCCTAAACTACTTGTAGAAGATATTGCAGAACCTAAAGTACCAAGAGATGTGACTTTTCCTGTGACACGATAGCATTTATTAGTTGAATTGATTATGACCATTCCAGTCCAAGAATACCCAGCAGTAGCCATTGCTTGTGCCCAAGTAGTATTCCATACAACACCAACGCCACGTTGATCCATATCATAAATTGATGTGTCATGTGTGTTTATGATTGAGCTACTGTTTAATGTGAGACCTGCGAACTGTATTTCAGGATCTCCATTAGTGGTAGTACCATCACTGTTTTTTATGGTTGCGTCGGTTAATTGTTGTATAGAATAAAACTTATTATCTGTAATATCTGCATTTGTTCCAGCTTGAACGTCTATTAAGGCTATTGGGAAAGAAGAATAACCATCAGCACCAGATTTATTATTAACAACTCTAAATCCTGTTGGGCATGTTGGTTGTTTTGTGGCAGTTGAATAATCTGTTCCTGAGCTAAAATTGGTTACGCGAATAGCTTCATATGAACCGCTCCACTGACTGGTACCAAGAGGTTCGTTAAGTAGAGGATTTACGTTTAGTACTGCTCCGAATGTGTTGTTTGATATTTCCCAATTATTCTTATTATAATAAGATAGTATTGTAATATTCTTAATAGTCAGACCAGTTATTTTTGATGAATCACCAATGAACAAATATCTATGAATAGTATTTGTTGATGTTCCTGCTTGTATTGTACCACCACCAAATACAGTAAGATTATCTGGTATAGTAACATCAGATGTTATTACTATAGTTAAATCTGATGGGATATATAATGCCTTTGATCCACCAGTTAATAGTGTAAGAGCATTGGTAAATGCATTGGTATCATCGGCTATACCATTTCCTATAATACCACCTAATGATTTTATGTTTAGATATGATGTTGAATCATATGTTGGGTTTGTTGAATTACCGACCCAAGAGGCACCATTCCATTTCCAAGAATTATTTCCTACGGTATATGTTTGCCCTAATGATGGACTTGCTGGAAAATTTATTGCCATTTATTGTCTACCTTTTACCAAGCTGTTGCTATTACTATTCCATCACCACCACGACCACCATTACCACCAACTGATCCGGAACCAGTCAGACATCCACCACCACCACCACCTCCGCAACCGTATGCACCATTACCACCATTACCACCAGATGAACCAGCACCAGCAGAGCCACCAGATGACGCACCACCAGCACCACCATAGAAAAATCTCAATTGTTTAAGTGGTTGAAAACCATTACTTCCTGATACGCCACTTGTACCAGCAGCAGCACCACCAGTACCACCAGATGATGTAGGAAACGCACCAACACCAGTTATATTTCCTCCGGCGGATGTAGTAGCCGCAGCAGCACCCAATCCACCACCAGCAGCACCGCCAGTTACGATTAATCCGCTTGCAGGAAGAGCTATGTTACCACCACCAACAGTAGTGCCACCAATTATGCCAGCTTGACCTGCAATTGTTATGTTACCGATTGTTACCGCAGTATAGAACGTGCCCATTCCAGCCAATGGTGCATTAGCTACAGTATTCGCTGTCCCTGCCGCACCCGCACCACCAGCAGTGGCACCAGATGCGTTTGTACCAGCAGCACCCGGAGAAACAGATAGCAACAAATTATTGGCAGTAAGACTGTTAGCATCAATTGATATAAATGTATTGATTCCTGATGAACCAGCAGTAGATACTGTGGTTGATCCTGTACCACCAGCACCACCATACCCAACTGATATAAAAAGTATGTCTGGTATAGCCCAAGCGGGAAATATAATATTTCCTTGTGCACTGGATCCACCGCCACCACCGCCAGCAGCAGTTGAGTTGGCACCACATACCCCACCGCCACCGCCAGCACCACCAGCTAATCCAAAGAAGTGTACAAAATTTACACCACGAGGTTTACGCCATGTATGCCAACCAACACCAGCAGCTGCTGAGTTGGCATTGAATATTTGCACATCACCTTTAAATGAAGATGGTATATCAAAAAAATCTAACATTAGTATGCACCAGCTATTGTAGTAACAGACCATCCACTAGCTAACGCAGAACCTGCGCTTATACCAACAACAATACGATAACCAGGAGGCAATGCGAAATTCAATGGATAATCTATATCAACAGTTGATGCTGTTGTTGATGCTGTTACTGATGGAAGAGAAATTTCTCCATAAAAAGAATTATTACTTGCTGTTGTATTAGATGATCCGTTATTGATGTATATTCTAGCGACAGAAACGGCATTAGTACCTAAAGATTTAAATCTTAATCTTTGAACGAATCCACCATTAGTAGCGTCAGCTGTAAATATGATCGCATTATTTGTTCCTGTTCCATTATAGTCCGAAACAATAGTAGTTCCTATGGTAGCTGAACCATTAAGACCTATTGCTGCAACTCTCGAGTAAATCGGTGTACTATTACCTGCCATTGTGCGATCCTCTTTAAATTATTAATTATTTAGGGTAGATTGTATCCCATATAAGACGAATGAATTATTCCATAACTTGTTGAGATTCCTTGCACCCCTTGGATTCCTTGAGAAGCCTGTGGACCTTGGAGACCCTGAAGACCTTGTAATCCTTGCAGACCTTGTAGCCCTTGCGTTCCTTGTGATGCTTGTGGACCTTGAGTTCCTTGTCTACCTTGAACTCCTTGCGTTCCTTGTGGACCTTGTATATTAGCAGAAACCCAACCAAGAGTACCATTTCCATCAGTAGTTGATAGAATTTGTCCAGTAGTGCCTTGAGTTGGAGGTAATGTTAGATAATAATATTGACTCATCCCAGCTGGAGGTGCAATTGAGACGTATTGATAATTGGTATCGTAGTCTGGTGATAAAATGAATAAAGGAGTTAGTGAAACTCCACCTGGAAATCCTACTTGATATGGTATTCCAGTATCTGTATCTAATGTGTACATATTCAATTGAGAATATCCACCAACTGAAGTCATACTTATGTAGCCAGTACCAATTGTGTTAGTAACAGGAGAAATTACAATTTCACTGGTGGCTGTTATTGTACTTCCCCATATTGTATTAGGGGTGACGTCACCTATTACTGGAGGCGAGGAAAGATTTATACTTGCTCCGCTTCCCTGTATTCCTTGAATTCCCTGAGAAGCCTGTGGACCTTGGAGACCCTGAGTTCCTAGTGTGCCTTGAGTACCTATAGTTCCTTGTGATCCGATGGTACCCTGTGATCCGATGGTTCCCTGCGTACCTAATGTTCCCTGTGTACCAACAGTTCCCTGAGTACC